ATGAAGGAAATTAATGTAGACACAAGAGAGTATATTAAGGCTCTTATTGACGGGAAGAATGTCGTCGAGGAATCACTTCTAGACGCCATCTTTGACGATTCGCAATATCTCACCAATAAGTTTTTTTCATTGGGATTTGTCGGAGGCGCACCTACAATGATAGAGTATCACGGAAACTACCTATCTATCAGGAAGCTTCGATCGTGGATTACATCAGAGTGGGGTAGAGAGATTGTCAAACGACTGACTGGCGAATCAAAAAATAATATATACTATTTCGAGACGAAGCAGTATCTCGACGAACGCCAGGCTGAGCCTTTAATCTATACATTCTTTCTGAGCACAGATTACCTTACTGTAAGATTTCACTACAATGTAAAAGTAGATGAAGATTAGCCAAACATGTCAGTCGTTAGCAGCGGCTGACTACTCATATCATAACTAAATTTTGTTTAAATGGTTCAAGCCGGTCTGTCGTGAGACACGCCGGTTTTTTGTTCCCCAAGTTTAACCAATTTTAAATTAGAATTATGAGTAGAAATTACTGGACATTAGGTAAGGAAGGAATGAAGACTCGTTTGTCAAAGGCACAGGCAGCTTACGAGAACGCATTAGAGAACGTCAGCGACTTGCATGTCAAGATCAGCGATGGCAACACAAAATTGGGAGCTATCCCATCCGTGTCGCTCATTCCGGTCATGGATTGCGGTAACTGTTCAATCTGCTCCAAGAGCTGCTACGACCTGCGCAATGACATGATTTACAAGGAGGTCATCAAGACGAGAGCTATCAATCCTGCAATCTACCATGAGGATCCCGAGCGATACTTCAAGGAAATTGATGGGTATCTCGACTACCGATTCCATCGTGCATTCCGATTCCACATCGGTGGTGACATCCAGGATAAATGGTATCTTGACAAGATGTGCGAGATTACCCGCAAGCATAAGGATACCAAGTTCCTGGCGTTCACCAAGATGTTCGATGTGTGTAACGAGTATCTCGATGAGGGCAACGTCATTCCAGAGAACATGCACATCTTATTCAGCGGATGGCTTGGTCTCAAGATGGATAACCGCCACGGATTTCCGGAGGCGCATCCTATCTTCGAGAGCGGTACATCAGCACCGGAAGGGACACGTCTGTGTACCGGAAACTGCACAGAGTGTCTGAAGGAAGACAGACTATGCTGGTCTATCGGGAAAGGTCAGGCGGTAGGATTCCTTGCACACTAGCCAAAAGCCCTCTTCGGAGGGTACAATGTTTAACCAATTAAAATTTTGTGAATTATGGCAACAGCAAGAAGAGGTACAAGAATGCTCAAAGCTTCTGACATTATGAAAAGAAAGGGAATTGTCCAGAAACAGATGGACATGGACAAGTTCAACGAGGTTGTAGAGAATTTCTTTATGACCCATGAGCCTAAGGAAACGATTCTCCTAACTCCGAAGAGATTCATCGAGATGGATAACCCGCCAGAGGGAGACTTCATTGACTATCTCGATGTCAGCGTTTGGGAGAAGAAGAGTGAGGACCCGGATGACCCGTTCGACTTCATAGACTATAAGTTCATGAAGAAGAACGGTATGCTCCGTCCTATCCTTATGGTGAACGAGCCTTTCATCGGCAATGCTGCCGGGTGGCTGAGAGATTTTTGTGGATTCACTGTGAAGAGCAGAACACGAAAGAAGAAGAAGGAATACATCGTGTCTCTGCCGGTGTAAAGCCGAACAAGGCGTGGAACAATCCGTTTCACGCTCCTAGTATTAACCAATTAAAATTAAAGATATGAATGATTTTTTGAAATTAGCAGAGAATTTAGGATGGAGTTATAATGTTGACGATACACCTAACGAAAGAGGTGAGGTTTGCGTCGAGTTAGAGAAGTATTCCCCACAAGACCAAGATTTCATCGCCACAATTTGGTTCGAGAATGGCAATAAGTCTGATTTCATGGATAAGTTGTATCAATATTATAGCGACTTCGATCCTGACGAGGAAGCCAGTAAATGGATTGGCGAGGATGGACATGGTGCTAACGGCGCGCCATACAAATTATCGGATATTTTGCAAGATATGGAGGATTGCAAGGATATGCTACTAGATTTATGGCACGAGTATTTTTACGATGAGTACCCAGAAAATCGTCCAAATGAGACCGACGAAGGGAAGCGACTCGCAGGAGAAATCGAGGAGAAATCCGGAAAGTATTACCACTCGTGCTCTCTACAGAATTATCCGAGCGGTAAGTACGGCGTTATCATTGATGGCTGTCAGAAGTTTCTATCGGACTGCAAGGAAGAGGCATTAGCCTATATGAAAGGCGTGCTTATGGGCCTTGATATCGAAAGAAAAGACTAAGCCAAACAAGCCTGCCGGGAACGGTGGGCATCAAGTTAAACCAAAATATTAAGATTATGAAGAGAAAAGTATTGAAAGACAAGATTGATGAGTTGCGTTCAACAGCAAAGATGGAACTTGCATGCACCATCCGTGAGATAATGAGAGAGCACAATGTGAGCAGAAAGGTGTTCGATTGGCCTGTACTTGCCGGCGACAACAGGGGGGGTGAACATCGTAGAAGTAGGCGACAGCGATACAGCTATCCCTATCATTCATAGCCGATGCACTTCTGTAGGGTTTGAGTTTCCGGAAGCAAAAGCTATCGATGACGATATACCAGTTGACCTTCTTGCAGACATCGCTACTAGTCTGAACGACGAGCTGAACGGCTATATTGGTGTCTATGCTGCAAAGTATAAGATTGCCTACAATGATGGAATTTTCATTTCTAAGGAGAATCCGTACGTATTCCGAGCAAAATCATATAAAGATGCATTGGATGAGGCGGAAGACTACATGCGTGTGTGGAATGACCATAATGGTTCTACCCTAAGACTCGTATCAGTCGAGAAGCAGACTGCTTCGGAAGGTTAAATTAGCGTTAAAAACGGCAAAGACGATGGTTTATATTATAAACTTTTCGTATCTTTGCCACTAGTAACCAAAATTATAGAATTATGACAGAAGAAATAAGAATCAAGACAAGAGATTGGGAGAGACTTCTGAGCTACACACAGCAGCAGAAGTACAAGACTGCCATCAAGCAGGGTTGGTTCGCCAATTATCACAGCAACGCCTGGAGGCATGACACGTTCTATGGCGCATACATCTGGAAATACCCGAAGCTTATTAAGGTTGTAAGGATGTTCGAAGAGATGCTTGGACATAAGCCATTATGGGAAGACATCACCGACGACAATCTGCGCGACCTCTTCGAGAAGATCCAGGAGAACTACGCTCCTAACTCGGCAAGAACCGTATGTGCAACCATCAAGGCTGTGATACGTGAGAACGATGCTACCAGGGAAATTCCTAGTCCTACGTTCGGCAGAATACTTAGAGCGAAGACTGTACCGGTACAGTCCGTCTATCTCTCAGATGAGGAGATAAACAGAATCATAAAGTACAACCCTCACGGAAAAACAAAAAGATATGTTCAGAGAATGTTTATCATGGAATGTCTCTGTGGCGCACGTTACAGCGACTGCCAGAGAATGACGGAAGAGAACATAGATGATACCGGGCACTTCCTCGTCTATGTTACTCAGAAGACAAAGACCGAGGTAAGGGTTCCACTTCACAAGAAGCTCCGCAAGTTCCTCGTATGCGGTACTGGTGACGAGCCTCTTCCGGGTGAGATAGGTGAAAGGACGTTCAATAGAGCACTCCGCGATATCTGCCGTGACTGCGGAATAGATACGAACACGAAGGTGTTCAAGGCAGGAAAGGAAGAGACTGGAAAGAAGTATCGGTTCGTATCATCCCATACCGGCAGACGCTCGTTCGCAACGAATCTCTCAAAAAAGGGTGTGCCGTTGGAGCAGATTGCCGTCATGATGGGACATACCAGTAACGGTATGCCTAATATACAGATGACACAGCGCTACATTGTAGGCAAGACCGAGATTGACAGCAATACACTGAGATTGTTCGGCGTCTATGAAGAAGACCTCGATAACGGTCTAGATGAGGATTAAGCTAAAACTGGAGGTGGCCAGCTGCCATCTCCTGCAATTGTTTAACCAATTAAAATTTTGAATATGGTAGAAGATTATACTGTAGAAGAGTTGAATAAACTCATCAATGAGTGTCGGAAGAAGTACGAAAAGCTAGAAAAGGAGACCGTTATGAAGGCTCTGACTGGCGAGATTGGCACGAACTCCGCAATGGTGGAAGAGTTGGAGATTCTCAACATCCACTATCACGATGAAATGGATGAGTACGACATCACTGCACCTGACCTGAACCCTGACCTTATCGAAAACTTCAAGAAGGCAGAGCGTGATGGCAAGAACGTCATCTTCGAGGCACAGGAATATCTTAAGATTCTGGGAATGTGCGAAGAAATGTTCAACCAGAAGATGTGGGTCAACGAAGATGGCCACATATGCGATGAAGAAGGTAATAGACTTTCCGCAGATGGTGAGCATCGGGTATTCGATATCATCAAAGGTGGAAAATAATATACATCTAGTTTTCATATACTAGATTTGTTTAAATGGCTGTCCTCTCTTGCCCGTGAGGGTAGGAGGGGATTTTTAAAACGGCCCCGATTAGCCAAAAATAGGGAGCTTCGGCTCCTGCAATTAATAACCAAGCCCTACGCATCACGGTGAAGCGCAAACAATATGAAGAAATTTAAGATCATCAACAATATCGTTGATACAGAAGTATTTCAAAAAGAGTTCATGGCAGATATTCCGCAAGCTACATTCTCTGAGAAGAATGGAGAGAACTTTATCTATGTAGATGATAAATTTGAAAACGAAGTAGAAAACTATCTAAAGAAGAAATGTGTTCGTTTTATCCCTATGACGGAGAAGCAAATTGAATACGAGGGATATAATGTTACTGTAAGCGAAGATAGCAGTTTTTATTATATTGATTTTAACTCAGGCGCAGGTGAAGCCGTGTACGAAAAAGCAGATTGGACGATCGATGATGCTTTGAAAGACCAGCTTAATTTAGATAAAGAGTAATAACATCTAGGCCCTCGACAACACGGTCAAGTCTTTAGATATGAGTGAAAAACTAGTAGTAAAGATTCTCATGATAGCCGGAAATATTGCCGCTGTCGTGTCTTCATTGGTTGTTCTCTACAATCTAGGCGCAGCAATATTTGACTCGGACCTCAAAGCTTATGCCGCAATAGACAGAATCCCAATCGGCATTGCTTCCTTTCTATCATCCGTCGTACTCATCGGTTTCGCGTATATCGTAAAACACGTGTGCGAAGCCAAGGATTAATTCATACAACTAGCCGCTTATCACTTAATAGATAGGCGGCTATTTTATTAAGATAACCACCCAAAAAACAACGAAAATCACACTTTTTTCTTAAACTACGTTAATTGTAAATATTCTGTACTTTAATGAATGTTGCAATTAGCTGTTTTTACTTCGCTTGAAACCTTTAGCTATACCAGTATCTTTAAAACGTTTGTCCTCACTTTTTACTTTAATAAGTACGGTTTATGGCATAAACAGAACTATTGCACGGAATAGAAAATCGTAGTATCTTTGTAACGCAATTCAAAGGGTCAAGGTTTGATGCGCTCAATAAAATTGGATTCTCGTTCACATTAAGTGAACTTTAATCATAGAAGACTCCCTAAGCAGCTTGACCCTGTTTAGGGTTTCTTCGTTTATATAGTTATGCCAAAAGCATTAAACATCAGAGTTGATTTGGTAAGGCGATACGCTTGCGGTTACTCCAAGGTAGAAAGGAGTAAGCGTATGACCGTATTATGCTTTGCAATCTGGTGCAAGATGCAACATAGCAATTCCGTGATGTTCGATATGGGAACAAGGCAATTGATGAGTTCCCTTCGTATCGGACAACCCAAAGCCCAGCTCTTACTCAACGCCATCAAGACAGACGAATTGTTCTCTGTACAGAATGATGGCCGCTTCATTGTTACGTCATTCAAGGATAGTACGAGAAAGCGCAATAAGTATGGTAGGGTTTACAAAGGCGCAAAGATGTTCACACTTGAAGTGAACAAAGAATATACACTGAAGGATATATACAACAGGCTGAACGAACTCCTGTTTTTGTTCCAGATCGGTAGTGAAGAATCGAACAGCTCACACGTTAGTGGTAGAAAAATTGACAAGACTCGCTTGTGTCGGTCCAAATTCATTACGATCAAACAATTCCAGGTTGGAGTTGGAATGTCGCATGGTTCCGTAAGTGGCATAAAGAAGAGATTGAAGAAGAAAGAAGAAATCTCATCAACCTATGCCGAGTTGCACATGGCTGACAAGCGAGTGCCAGGGCAGGTTGAAAAGATGCTGTTGAGATTCGGCAGAAAGAACCCGACATTCGAGAAGGGAGACAACGTATATGTAGCAATTCCTTGCTCGTATGCCATCACAGACGAAAGTACAAAAAGAAGCTGCGGCAGACACAAAATCTACGGATACGGAAGTAGAATGACGAAAAGCCAGAAAGGTTCTGAAACAGCAAGTAAAGGCATCCTCGTTCCATTGGACAATGGCTTCGGAATGCCTGATTAAATGCTAGTGTTTCTGTTTTTGACGTTTTCACACTATTAGTTAGTGGTAGTCTTATAGCATAGCTTCTAGTATACTAGCGTGCGTGTGAGAAAAAAGAAAAATGAACAATAATTTAGTAGAGGAAATTATGGAGAACAATTATGTAGCCTACGTAAAGGCTGTAGGAAACTACGATGGCTCAGCCACAGGTGGAGCCTATATCATCCTTAAAGGGAAGGATACGTATAAAATCTCGTCGAAGGCACAGGTAAATACCATTGCCTACAAGATGGAGCTGCTTACTATAGTATCGGTCGCCTGCTCTATTCCGGACGGAGGGTCTGTGGTGATATTCACCAACAACAAGATGCTCAGAAGTCTCAATAACCTTAGAGAGATTAAGGATGGAGCTAACTACCCCGAGTTGAAAAAACTATTTCTGGAGCAGAAGAAGCGTCTGAGAAGGGTAGATGTCATGTGGCGTAAGAAAGACAACGAGAACATCATGTTCAACTCCGTTACGGACCACGCAGAGCAGGTCTTCGAGGAGCTTTGCAGCAAGTGTAATATTGAAGATAAAAGACGTTAAACATTAGTTCTATGGCAAGAATAACAAGAAACAAAGCTGCCGAGATACTGGGAGTATCAAGACAGACTATCAGCAACTACATCAAGGAAGGTATCCTTGGAAGCTACGTAGGCGAACACGGCATCCTGTATGTCAACAGCGAGGATATCGAGAAATATGCTCAGAAATACAAGATGATTGCAGCAAACGAGAAGATGATTGACGAGAAGCTCAAGGAAGTCGAGTATCGCAAGCGCGCAATCAACGTAGAGCTCACTGAGTTGAGAGACAGAGCTACCGCAAACGGCAAGCTGGCTGCAAACGCCGTAGGCATGCTGTTCGGTGTAATCAATTCAATGTCGCATCTTGGTGTATTACCGAATCTGACCTATCGTGAGTCCAATCTTCTCAAGGACATAATTAACGGAATGACCTATGACGAGCTGTCGGTCAAGTACGGCGTGTCTGCAACGAGAATCAGGCAGATTATAGACAAGACTTGTAACAAGCTTACCTACAACGAGAATATTGTTATTGCTGAACTCTCAACGAACAGAACCTTGCAGTATGAGGTTGAGCGCCTGAAGAAGGTAATCAAGTCGCTACAGGAAAGCTTCGACGAATACCGGCGCGCGAAAGGAGAAAAGCCTGTCAGTAGCGCAGTACTTCCTCCGCTGATCCTTTCCAGGGATATAAATGACTGCGGATTCTCTGTCCGCATCCTGAATGCACTCAAAGGCTTCGACGTATATACCGTAGGCGACTTGGTTCGTAATCTCCGCGGAAGGTCAGAGCTTATGAAGCTCAGAAATCTCGGCAATAAGAGCGTCTATTCCATCCTTGACTTCGTTGAGGAAAACAATCTTGACTTCAAGGAGAACGGAGAGTCTGAGGAAGACTTCTATATCAGACTCAATAACAAGTTGTCAAATCCAAAAGATTAAGTATAATTTTTTAAATTTTTAAACATTATGAGTGTAAAAAACATTATTTTGGCATAAGTACTCGCAATAGTAGTACTCGCCGCAGGTTCAGTTATCGGTTGTTATTTCCATTACAACAACCAGGAAATCTCACTTCGCCAGCAGTCAGAGGCTCAGCGTGGCAAGATTGAGGGTGTTCACGACAAGATGTGGAAGGTTCTTCAGCAGAAGGCACAGGTTACGGATGAGTACAAGTCCGCATTCGAGTCCATCTATCCGAAACTTATCGAGGGCAGATACTCAAAGGGAGACGGCTCGCTTATGAAGTGGATCAAGGAAAGTAATCCTAACTTCGACGTTTCGCTATACAAGGACCTCATGCAGTCCATAGAAATTCAGCGCTCCGAGTTTCAGACATCACAGGAGAGAATGCTCGATATCATCCGTGAGCACGAGACGCTCGTGAAGACATATCCGGCGAAGTGGTTCGTATCTGACACCAAGCCTATCGAATACAAGGTCATCTCTTCATCCAAGACAAAGATGATCATGCAGCTTGGAGAGGATAACGACGTAGACCTGTTCAAGAAGTAACGGCTTATGGAAATATTCATATTCCTAATCCCATTCGTGGTTGCTGCTTTCCTGTTGATTTTCTTCAGGAAGCAGACCACCTGGTGGGAATACGCAGTACTCATTGTTCCATCCATCCTCATAGGCATCCTCATGGAGTTCGTGTTCAAGCAGTCCAATGCTGCTGACACGGAGTATCTCGGAAGCTACGTGACAAGAATACGTCATTACGATGCCTGGAATGAGTACATACACCGCACGTGTACAAGGACAGTTGGAAGCGGAAAGCATCAACGTACGGAAACGTATGATTGCTCGTATGTTGACAATCACCCTGAACGTTGGACTTATTTCGATGCTAGGAACAAGGAGGAATACTTCATGACCGACAACGAGTTTAACGTAGTCAGAAAGATTCTTGGAACCCCTAGCGTGTTCATTGATATGCACAGGGATTACTACACTAAGGATGGTGATGCTCAGGAATGGGCGTGGGATGGTTCCATTGAAAACTCATACACATTATCTTCCGAGCATGATTACAAGAATAAAGTGAAAGCTTCACGTTCTATTTTCAAGTTTGAGGATATTGATTATCAGCAGGCACGCAAGCTTGGGCTGTTCGAGTATCCGGATATCGTTCTTTACGACCAGAATCCTGTGCTTGGACTGAAGATCCCGAAGAATCAGGAGAAGGCGATGAGATGGCTGAACGGATACTATGGAGAGCGGAAGCAGTTTAGGGTGTTCGTCCTGTTCTTTACGAACAAGCCGGAAGAAATCGTTGAAAAGCAGCGCTCATACTGGCAGGGCGGCAACAAGAATGAGCTTGTTGTGTGCGTCGGTATTGACAAGAACAAGAATGTCAAGTGGTGTAACGCATTTTCATGGTGTGATAGCCCGGTCGTAGGCGTTAAGAGTAGAGACTGGTTTATGAGCAATCCTGTAAATCTTGAAAAGTACGCCGAGTATATCGGTCCGATTGTAGAAAAGGAATGGCACAGAAAGAACTTCGAGGATTTTGACTATCTTACCATCGAGCTTACCGACGGGCAGTACTGGGCTATCATTGCTCTCCTGCTGATATTCAATATTGTAATGAGCTTCTGGATTGTAACCAATAATTATAAAAACGATTTGTAGCGTATGAAAGAAAGATTAAAAATGATTTTCGACCGCATCGACATCTTCGTCGTGTGCATTGTCTTCGGGTGCTGCCTCACTGTAGCGGAGGTATTCATAGGAACCTGGGGAGGGTTTGTTCTTTTGTTTATAATGACTTCCCTCATTACTGAAGTCTGCTACACCCTCCGCTGCAACGAGAAGCTGAAAATAGAGCTGATTGAGACAAAGGAGAAGCTGAAGGAGGCGGAGAAAGAGTCGGATACTGCAATCCATCAGATCGTCGAGAAGAATAGGATTATCCGCTTCTACGTCTTACTGGAAATATTGTGGAGGAAAAGATGGTCATGCGAACACGCAAAGGTTAATTACTGCAAGCACAGGATAACATTGAGACAACTTATCGATGTGATGAATCATTCCGATAAGATGTGTGATGAGATTTCCAATAAAATCTCTGAGCTTACCAAGGAATTGAACGAACTCGATAAATAGATAGAACTATCATGAAAGAAGAATTTAAAAGTATCGGATGCGGTTATCATGTATCAAACAAGGGAAGAATCTTCAAGTACGTACATGGAAAAAGATTCTTCCTGGCGCAGACTCCAGATGCAGGAGGATACTATAAGGTTAAGCTTCGCCTCGCCGACGGAAAGCAGAAAAACTTCTTTGTGCATCGACTTGTTGCTATGGCTTTCATCCACAAACCAAAGGATAAAGATTACGTTGATCACAAGGACTGCAATCCGAAAAATAATTGCGTTGACAATTTGAGATGGGTGACCGCATACGAGAATGCTCACAACAGAAACACCAGGAAGCACGTGAAACTTGCAGCAAAGACAATGACTAGATATACGGTAGCTATATGCCGTATATCTAGCTCTGGATATGTAAAGAAATACCCGTCCATAAAAAGTGCTGTTAAGGATGGATATTTCTCAGGCAGTATCTACAAATGTCTTAGAGGGCAGATGAAGACTCACCGAGGCTACCGTTGGGCTTATCAGAGTTAACGTAGTCTATAACCATTCGGTTCGCCTCGTCAACTGCCCTGTTGTCGTATTTGACATAGATGGCTGTAACCGTCTTCTCCCATACGGAGTGGCCCAGTGCTCGACCGATTGTTTCGAGTGAAATACCTATCTCTGACGCAAACGTCGCCCAGCTATGCCTGTTGTAGTACGTTGACATCTTGCTGTCGATAGGGTGAGGTGATGCCTTCCTCATATCCTTAGGATCCTTCGGACCAATTCTTCTCAGCGTACGGTTCATGTTGTTCGTGAAGTGGTCCACGTCGAAAGTTCCTGCGTCTTCGAAGAACCTGAGCAGGTACTGCGGCTTTCTGCTGCGGTATCTGCTTATTATCTCCATAGCCTCTGGCTCCACCTTGATGTCGTACAATCTACCTGTCTTGTTTCGGTAGTAGCTTATCCTACCATTTCGTAAATCCTCCTTCTTTAGCGTCAGGAGGTCCGAAACATTGATACCTATGAGGTAAAACCCCAACATGAAGAAATCGCGGTACAGAGCCTGTTTGCCGTGTAATTTGGCATCCCTTAGTTCTCTCATCTGCTCCAGTGACAGGCAGCGCTTCCTTGTTTCCTCCTTTTTGAGCTTGATATAGTGGAACGGAAAGTTCTGTGTCTTACCATCATCGATGGCCTTCTTGAAGACTGCCTTGATGTGTGTGATGTCGTTCGAGATACCATTGGCCTTCCTTCCCTTATCCATCTCATGCCTGATGAACCCTTCAAGCCAGTCCTTGGTTATGGTGTTGAAACTGCACTTACCGTCGTATGCCTCTACGCATCGGTATGTCCTCTCGTAGCTTCTCCTGGTATTCGGCCTCTCCCTTGTCTCAGCGAATGCCTTCATGAAACTGAGGAACGGAGACTTGTCTTCTTTCTTTGCTCCCGTACAGATCTCCTTCAGATGTTCCTTCATCATATCCGGCGACTCTTCATGATGGTCAAGGATATAGCTCTCACACTTGGCATACAGCTCCGCAAGTCTTCTCGTCTTCGCTTTTGCTGACTTATCAGACTTCGGAAACATCATGCCGGTGAACTTCTCGGTTGTCTGCAACCCGGTATAGACATAGAACCTCTTTGTCATGTGGGTTACTGAGAAAAATACCTTGTTTGTCTTTGACTCTACATATACCTTCATAGTGATGATTTCTTTTGTAATCCTTCAATCTACATGTAAACCACACTTGCATATTACTTGCAAAAAGTAACCTCAGATTACCTTAAATTACCTTTTTGTGGCATTTTTATGTAAAATAAAAGGATTGTTATTTTACTACTATTGCTGATACACAGAGACTTACAGAGTTAGGATGCCCAATTTTGTACTGTAATCATCTTAATTTTATAAGTCCCTTATTATCAATTATTTATAAATTCTTGTTTTCTATTACTTGCATATTGCTGACACCTATCTGATTTTCGCCGCCAAGGTTCAGCATGCTTCTTGTCGCAGATTTGCCCATTTCTTACCTTACTTGCAGTCTTACTTGCAAGAATGCACAAGCTATTCTATTTTCTTGTAGAATAAATGCTCAAGATGCTTTTTCTTTATTATGCTGTCCTGTATGTCCACGTATGCCAATATGCTATACTCATTGTCCCCTCCAAACATGAACCACTGGCTTCTGTTTATCGTAACCAGTACAGTTCGATACTTGTTCTCCCACACGTAATCACGCATAAAGTGCCTTGCCCCTTCTTCTTTCTCAACGTACGATGAGTCTTTCGTAGGCTTTCCGTACTCTCTGCTCAAAGAAACGAACAGCTTACTTTCGAAGGCCTGGAATTCACTTTTACTCTCGTACGATTTACTTATATAAGAGAAACTGTTAACCAGACCATCCTTAACGATAGCTCTTGCTTTTTCGAACGAAACGTCGCCGAGCTTTTTGTCAGTAAGGTTATACATGTCCTTGTATTCCGGGTCAGGAACCAACCATCCCTTACCAACCAGGTTTATGGCAGTATCACCAATTTGTATGCTGTCGTTAAGGTACAGGCTGCTGTCTTTTTGGCTTGTATTGCTGCCAGTTCCGCATCCATAAAACGAAAGTACGCCTACGAATGCTGACGTTAACACAAATGCTACCTTCTTCATAATCCTTATATATAATAATGTTATACTTCGATTCCGTTATCAGCAAGAATCTTCCTGAGAAGACGAATCTCACTGTCCTTAGACTTGATAGTCTCGTTCTGTGCATTGATGATCTGAATGAGCTGGGCATTCTTGTCTTTGAACGACTCCTCTTCACGCTCCTTGGCCCGTTCCGTTCCCGTAGTTATGTTTTGGCTATTGTCACCAACGTTCCCGGCATTTATCAGCTGCGCCATCGGTATGCCGTGCTTAAACGCCTCGTTGATGGACTCTTCTATCTTCTGATGCGTTTCGCCTAGCTGAATTACCATATTTCCATTCATACTACCGCTTCCATACTTTAGCCAGCTATAGCTAACCCCAAGAGAATTGCATATTTTACTAATCGTTCCCTCGGATATTGACAGCTTCCCGCTTCTCATCTTGCCGATGTTGTTTGTTCCTGTAGCCTTCATGAAGGCATTCTCGCTCATCTTCTTAATCTTGATGAGGTAATCTAACCTTTCTTGTACCGAATTTAATGTTCCCATAATGCTTCTTAGTTTTATATACGCAACTAAATCGACTCGAAACGTTAAAATTCGGTAATATACCGAAGTATTTTACCGAAACATTAGGTATTTTACCGAAGTTTTTGTACCTTTGCACTCGTTGACGGTCGAGTAACCAACAAAGCCGTTACAAACGGAGGCTTGTGCGACCGAAAGTACGTACTTTACATTGACACTGCAAATATACGACTTTTTTCGCACAACTCCAAATTTTTAATGGAATATTTAAGTAACAAAGATGAAAAAAGTTGCAAGAATAACAAAACAGGACATATTGGGCATCAAACCAGGAAAATTTGAAGTCTTCCTGCTTGAGTCCGCAAGAGCAGTTCGGTCGGCAGTAACATACGCTTATCAGCTTGCTCAATACGAAGATTTGCCGAAGGGTGTGCTCAAATACTCAACCTCGGCAGATTATAAGAACCATACGGCGATTATTACCGCCGTTCCGGTTGAGTGACAAACTTTAAATGATTGGAATATGAATGAAATCGTGTTTCGTGGTACAAACGACCAGGCATTGACAAATAGTTTGTTGGTAGCTAAAAGTTTTGGAAAAGAACATAAACATGTTCTTGATTCAATCAGAAAGTTGATTGAGGGGTGTGCCGAGATTTCGGCTGACCCCATGTTTGAAGAAACAACTTACGTAAATGAACAGAATGGGCAAACCTATCCGATGTATCTAATGAACCGTGATGGTTTTACGTTGCTCGTTATGGACTTCAAGGGCAAGAGGGCGATGCAGTTCAAGTTAGAATACATCAAGGCTTTCAACAGTATGGAAGCGCAGATTAAGGCTTCACAAAAACCAAAGTCGCAGCTTGAGATCCTTCAGATGTCAATCAATCAGCTTGTAGAGCAAGAACATCGCTTATCTAGTGTAGAACGTGACGTTGCAGAAGCGAAGAAGGAGATCGCTGAGATGAAGCAAGAACGTGTTGAGAACGGAAAGCTACTCCTTGAAGCTGAAGTATCGGAGAACAAGGTTCCTGAGGTTTCGATGCGAAACAAGATTCGTAGGTTGGTAAACCAATATGCAGCTGCAACCAATACGTCACAGAGAGACATTTGGCATCTTGTCTACGACAATCTTCTTTATGCTTACAATATTGCTATCACCCGTTATAATAGAAAAAAGGGACAAAGCTATCTTGATGTAGCAGAAGAGCACGGATTTCTTGGGAAGATATTCGACATTGTTTCTAAAGTAGTTAATACAAACAGGGATAAAATGTAATAAGATAATGAGCAGCAAGGAAATTATAGAAAGAATTTCTTTTCTTATTGATAAGCTTGGCTTTAGGTCGAGAAATCACTTCTCGGTAGTTGTTGGCATAGGTTCGTCGAATTTTAGCCGCAAAATGAAAGGCGAAACGCCATTCACGAATCCTGACATATTTAAAATATGCAGTTCGTTGGGCATTAGGAAAGATTGGCTCGTAAGCGGAGAAGGTGATATGTATGACCGGAACGAAGAGCCTAGAAAGGTTACGGTGGTTCAAGATGACTTCCTTAAGCAGGAAAATGATTTCCTAAGAGAAATGTTGGAGATGAAGGATGAAACAATATCCACTCTTCAAAAATGCGTTTCTCTTTTCGAGAAGATTCTTGATATGCAAAATACAGATTAAGCCTATGCCAGGCAAGAACCGAAGTAAGGTCGGTATCGACGTGGTGGAGAAAATCATCTCGTTGAAGGAAGTAGACCAGGAATTCCTGACCAATAAGACTATCCTGGCATACCTTGGCGGTGTTAGCAAGGAATACATAAAAGATTTGAGAGAATCGGGTGTTCTGCCTTACTATAAGGTGCGAAACACCATATTCTATAAGGTGTCTGATGTTCGCAAGATGGTAGAAAGGAATAGGATCATCTGCTAGCATTGGAAATAAGATGAATATTGGTATGGTTAAAGTTATAGATTTGTTTCATTTGCTCGTGAGAGCATGATTGTTAGTTATTAGTTATTTGGGTTTTATCTACAGTGGTAGATACTTTGGGGCGATGTCTGTTCGTTTAGCTTCTTTCGCCCCAATCAGACTGAGTAGCTCAGTTGGATAGAGCATCGTTTTCCTAAAACGAGGGTCGAAGGGTCCGAGTCCCTCCTCAGTCACACTCTTTTTTTTAGTTCCGTTTAGTAGTTGAATTCCTCTCTGACGGCGCAAAGGTAAGTCCTTATACCTTATAAAGTAGATCGTTCGTGCATCGACAATCTTGCGTCAGATGAGAGTTTCATTGAACGGACATGAAAGAATTGTTCTTTGACATATTGGACATATAGCGCATTATAGCGTTAGTGTACGTGTAAGATAGTACGGGTAGAGCGGATTTAATTATCTCAGGTCGGGAACCTATAGCGAAGATGCCCAGAAGGAACGCACGTAGCACGGAAGACCAGTTAGACAGGATTTACTCTTTCATAAATTTCCCATCCACCGAACTGCCACGGAACGAAGAATTGTCGTGGTAAGCGGCGGATCAATGAGAAGAAGATGTAAATCTCTGGCCGAAGGTGCCTGGACCTATAACCCCGGCACCGGAGAGTCAAAGAACCCTATGGCCATGCAAGTCCACCATCGAGAATGGTTGGCGTTGGCAAGCCTCTTATATTATATAAAGGTGTAGAATACATAGACTTGAGGTTCTTGCTAATTCAGATAAAAGAGGAGACTGGTGTAATTGGAAGCACAGCGACAACTAGATGATACCGTTCTTATCGTCGTGAGATGGGGGTTCGAGTCCTCCGTCTCCTCCAAAAAGTAATTCATTGTATTTCATATTCAAATTAATTCAATTAAAAATGCAGCTCGTCTGTGAATATAGGTTGCATACATCGCAGGTTGGAGCAGTTGGTAGCTCGCTAGGTTCATGACCTAGAGGTCACAGGTTCGAGTCCTGTACCTGCCACAAATGTTTATTTTTAAAGCTCTAAATTGTTTATATGTGAAAAGATTGTTTCTTGCGTATCTGGTCTGGGAAGATAGGGTACGTCTATCTCTTTTAGAAGGAATTATTTTTTATTTCTGAGGAGAGTAGCTCAGTAGCAGAGCACCAGGGGAAAGGTCCTTGGAGGTCGATGGTGCGAATCCATCCTCTCTTCCCAATTTTCTTTCGTTTTTCAAGAATTTTGATTGGTTAACTTATGTGTCGCCCAGTAGCTCAACTGCATAGAGCCGTGGTATCCGCGAGGTTGGGAGTTGGAGTCTCCCCTGGGCTTCCAAAGTAGGTATTTCTATATGTTTTTGCTTTAGCTGACAGAGGTCGGCGCTTTATATAAGTCATTTAATGTAATTTGAGTTGAGTATTAATCCTCTTGCTTGTGAAAGTAGGAGGTACAAGCCACATTAGCTCAGTTGGTCAGAGCAGTCCAAGATACCGACAGGCCGCAGGTTCGAGTCCTGCATGTGGATCACTTAATTGTGAGTGCCATAAATTTACAGTTTTTGATTATCTTGGGGAGTGAGGGTGTCTATTATCCCTCCTCCCTTTAATATTGATTTCTACTCTATCTCACAAATAACCACGTACAATCACCTCTCCTGCCTTGCGTGGTTGGCTAAACGGAGAGGTTTTTTATATAGATGAAAGTTAAAAATACAATAAGAATCAGTAAGGAAAACATTAATGCTCTTCGGAATCTGGAATGCGTTGAAAGCATAGAACAGAACGGAAGGGATATTACTGTTCGCCTTAAACCGGAACGTACGGACGGTAAGCTCGAAGCCCGAAAGGGTGAATATCTTATCCAGTGGGGTAACGGAATGTGGCAGAGGTACGGATCTGAGGCTATCAATCTGCTTTTTAAAAATCCCGGAGCGGAGGCCGGCAAGACATGGGACGCGTAGGTTCAAAGAAGTATTACGCTCCTGACGGGAACGAATACGATTCAAGAGAGGAGTATCTGTACTTGCAGACCATCCTCGATGATCCTGGCATAAGCTGCATCCACAGACAGGTGACCATCACGGCAATCAATCCGGTATGGATGATGAAACCAAAGCAGCTTAAGACTAAGGTCAAGTATGAGAGGAGGTCACTGCTTTACGGGCATAACTATACTGCCGACTTCGTTTACCGGGAAGGCGATAAGATTGTGATATGCGATGTCAAGAGCCTCTATACCTCAAATCTCAGAGAGTTCTCGATTACAACAAAGGCTGTGGTGGCAAGACTTATCGCCCACAACAGGAAACGTCATAACGGTGAAGCAGTCGTGATATTCCGAAAGGCTATCAAGGTAAAGAAGAACGAGTGGAAAATAGTTGATTATCCACCGTCCGACTGCTATATAATATAATAAGGTGTAAAAACTAAAAGATATGGGTATAATTTTCATTAGTTTACTAACCACAGTAGTTATGTTTGCTGCTGTATCATTCGTAGCACATCTTTTTGGATGGGACCAGGAAGAAGACTAGTAGTTAAATTCTAAATATTTTTAATTATGGACAAAGACAAAATTATCGTCAGTGTAGTAATTGACAAGCAGGCTCTTATTGACAGAGCATTCGACATCTCGAAGAATCCTTCTGAGTTTGACGAAATCAAGAAGGTTATCGATGGCAAGAACCAGTTTACTCGTGATATCGACGAGATTGATGATGAAGGCAAGAAGGAGAATAATACTGAACTCTTCGCCAACATCGCATTGGACATCATTCTCAGTGATAACCCGGAACTGGCAATCACCAAGCGCATCAATTCGCTTGAGGACAAGAAGAACTCTTTCCTCGCTAAGATGAAGAAGCTCGATGAACTCCAGGAGAAAGTAAAAAGCGGAGAGATGCCTGGCGTTGAATGTCTCCGTGAGTTGTTGAAAATAATGGAGGAGGGCGAGTAATGGGCGTAGTATCAAAGTACGTCAACCTGTATGATGTCAAGAAGAACATCATCTGCCACGCTCCTGTCACTTCTTCACATTTCGAAAGTATTTTGAAGAAGGGCAATGTTCTTCCTATGATGAATGGCGTAACAACACCAGTATTGTTCGGAATTCACGCAGACAAGAAATTTAAGCGTGGACGCTGGCGCCGAGTATTAACACATTAATTCATATAACAATGGCAAAAGAAAAAGCAACTATTTCTGCAACACTAGGTCACGAGTATGAGGACCTGGATGAGCGTGAGGACTTCCTCGCCAACAACGCTGACTCCGTTGAGAAGATGGAGTTCATCAAGCGATTCAACTCTGATGAGCTGATGAAGAAGAAGGATCTGTTCGCTCTTCAGTCTGCACGTGCATCTGACATCGAGGAGGAAATCAAGGATTTCCGTGAGCAGAAAAAGGCAGAGCTGAAACCTATCAAGGAAGAGATTTCTTCTCTCCTTAAGGAAATCAAGCAGAAGGGTAGCATGGTTAACGAGAAGGTTTACAAGTTCGTTGACCGTGAAGAAAAGATGACTGCCTTCTATGACAAGGAGGGTAATCTTGTTTCTTCCCGTCCGGCAACACGTGACGAACTCCCTAGCAATGTATACTCAATTAACCGTGATCAGCAGGCTATGTAGTCTGCTTTCACTTTGTTTCTAAATTCTAAAATATTTCACAAAATGGACAATGAAAAATTACAGATAGACCTCGCTCCTGGACAGGATCATGCGGAGGTTGTTATCCGCGAGTTAGGTAGCGAGAACCCTTACAAGCTTCCTGTCAAGGAACCGCTGAATCTTAGTGTGCATGGTATTATTACTTGCATCTATGCTTTTCTTGAAAAGCGTTGGGGTACAGAACAGATTGACAAGGAGCATACACATATCCAGGTCAATCGAGATAAACTTACCGTTACCCTTGTAACAAACGAGAACGATATGCGCAAGATGCAGACTATCGTTGGCTCCATTCAGCTGTCTCGCCAGTTTGAGGGATTCCATATCAACGACGGTCAGTTGTGGAAGCCGGTACAGCTTGGTGACTTTTTCCGTCTCAACCGTTCTTACTTCGAGACGAAGGAGAAGAACATGGAACTCGTCAATCTCCTCAAGAGCTTTTCAGCAAAGGTTCAGACAACAATCAAGAAGGAATTCAGCGATAATGGTTCTGTGACTGATAACTACGAGAAGGCTGTAGGCTCTAACCTTCCTCCATCGTTCGAAATCAACGTTCCAATCTTCAAGGGCGCCGAGCCTGAGAAGCTTTCAATCGAGACAATCGCTCACGTTGAAGGCAATATGGCATTGCTGACGCTTATCTCTGCTGATGCAGAATGTATTATCGAGGAGTCTCGTGACAGAATCATTAACGCAGAGCTCGACAAGATTCGTAAGCTCTGTCCTGAGATTCCTATTATGGAAGTGTAATGACAGAAATAGATAACAGAATAGCAAAAATGCCCGCCAAGATGGCCTTTGCTGTACTTGACTTGCGTAAGGTACATGCGTGCCTCATGGAACTTCCACGGAGCAAGTCGGTACAGCTGGCCCGAAAGGCGGCATACCTCAACTACATTGAAGGTGATGGTAGAAAACTCGGTAAGGTTCCACTTCATTATGAACGCCTTAATGAAAAGGGCGAAAGCGTGACGGTGGAAACTTACTTCAGATATTTAGATAGAATACATTAATCATTCCCGGCATGGCAAACAGTAGATTCGCTCTCCACTATAAGAGGAGTTGTCACGATTGTATCTTCCTTCAGATTTGTACTGATCCTAACGCAAGCTACAATGGAGATTACGTTTGCAAAGACTGGGAATGGAAATACGAGTGATTAATTTTAAAAGTTGAAATAAAATGAGTAATACACAAGTTGCGACACAACAAAACAATATGTCGCTCGGTGAGTTAATGCACTCACCTGCCGTAGTCGGAAAACTCAACGAGGTTTGGAATAGTCCACAAATGGCTAATAGCTTTATGAGTTCGGTTATCAGTGTGGCTAACGGAAATCCACAGCTTCGCAATGCTGAACCTATGAGCATTATCGGTGCAGCTATGGTTGCTGCAACAATGCAGTTGCAGGTCATACCTACACTTGGGCAGTGCTATATCATTCCTTATGGAAAGAAAGCACAGTTCCAAGTTGGTTACTTAGGGTTGCTCCAACTTTGCCAACGAAGCGGTCAGTTTAAGAAAATCCTCGCTGCTCCTGTTCACGAAGGAGAATATGTGTCAGGTGATGAGTTCGATGAAGAGTATGTCTTCGACAAGAAACAAAAGAAGTCAGATAAGGTTATCGGTTATATGGCTAAGTTTGAACTTCTCAACGGATTCACGAAGGTTGCTTATTGGGATATTGAAAAGGTGAAGGCTCATGCTACAAAGTTTAGCCAAGCTTTCAGAGCAGGATTCAATTCTCCTTGGAAGTCTGATTTCGATGCTATGGCTCAGAAGACGGTTCTCAAATCCATTTTGAAGTTTGCTCCTAAATCAATCGAAATGCAGAATGCGGTTACTTTCGACCAATCGGTTATCAATACCAATACTTCTGATGTTCAAGATTTGGATATTGATGCTTTTGCTCCAGAGTATGTTGATAACATCGAAAGCGAGAAGAAAGAGAATATTGCTGCAAAGGCTGCCGAAGCTGCCAAGGCTGACGCTGCCAAGAAGGAGGAAAAGAAATGATTACCGATGGCATAGAACAGCGTTCGATTTCGTGGTTCCGTAGTCGTGTCGGTTTCTTGACAGGTTCTAAAATCGCCGACATCATGAAGTCTGGCCGCAAGAAAGATGAGATTTTCTCCGAGACAGCTAAAGCATATCTGTTTCAGGTTGCCGGCGAACGTCTGTTCAATCCGACATTCTTGAATGATGACGGAATCTTTCAAGATTATATCGACCAAGTATCTGTAAACACCAAGGCAATGCAGTGGGGGGCTGATCAGGAGGACGCTGCCAAGGCTCTCTACATGCAGATGAACTTCCCTGAAGGAGAAATAGCAGAACTATCATCTTGTAAGCACGATACAATCCCTTACTTCGCGGCTTCTCCTGACGGCGCAATCTATGGCCGTGACGGCGAAGACCTCAAAATCATCGAGGTCAAATGCCCGAACATCAATACGTATATGAAGTACCGAACTCTCATCCATGATGCCGCATCGCTCAAAGAAACCGAGCCGAAGTACTACTGGCAGATGATGGCTGAGATGAGCTGTACCGGCGCCAAAGGTGGAATATTCATCGTATATTGTCCTTGGCTGTCAAAGCCTATTCACTGGGCTGAGATAGACAGAGTAGAGGATGATATCAAGCTGATGGAAGACAGAGTAATCCTCGCAAACGATTTTATAAACGAAATCATAAATAATTAAATGGCAGAAATAACAGGAAAAATTATCGCAGTGTTGCCGACAAGAAGCGGAACATCTGCTAGGGGAACACAATGGAGTTCCCAAACTGCGGTTATCGAAACACACGAGCAGTACCCTAAGAGGGTCGCTTTCGATGTTCTTGGTGATAAAATCACAGAGTTTAATTTGCAGGTCGGTGAGGAAGTGACAGTATCATTTGACATCAATGCCCGTGAGTTTAATGGAAAATGGTGGAACTCAGTGAATGCTTGGCAGGTCGTTCGCCAGAGCGGTCAGCAGGATCCTGTACAGGGCGGTTATAGTACAAATCCTCAGGCAGGCGCCCAGGCAGCACAAGCAGCACAACAGGCAGCTATGGTCGGAGCACCAAACCCGATGAATCCAAACAATCCGTTTCCACCGGCACAGCAGCCAGGAGCACCGGCAGGTCAATCTGACCAACTCCCGTTCTGATCTGGAATCCAATCTGAAACTGATTAAAGATACATTCAACGCAGAAATAGTGTATGATGTATAATACCAAGAATCCTCTTGAAGTACAGAATCTCAGACTGAAGATAGAGAAGCTGATTGAAAAGCAGAGTATGGTAGAGGTCGTGGAAAAGAAGGCAAAGACACTTCAGCAGTTGAAGTACCTTCATACGATTCTCGCTTACTTTGGCTTACAGACTGGCAACACTCTAGATGAAGTCAAGACCTGTTACTTCAAGAGGATTGTCAATAGAGACTTATTCGTGCGGCAGAAGCACGATGATCTGCTCGGAACAGATAGGGAATACGTAATATCGACAGCAAAGCTTACGAAAGAAGAGTTGTCTGAGGCTATCGAACGCTTCAGAAACTGGTCTAGTAACGTAGCCGGCATATACATTCCTTCTTCTGAAGAGTACATCGCGCTTCTACACATCGAACATGATATTCAGAATTCAAAACAATATTTATAAATAATGATGTTACCTAAAGAAATAAGACAGAAGTCAAGTGAGCTTTTCCCGAATGACTTGGAAAAGCAGAAAATCTTTTGTATGGGTGCTGCGTTCTCGTTAGGCAAAGATTTATCAGACTTTGAGGAAGAAGGACAACAGGAAGAATGGCAGCAGGAGGAGATTTACCCTTGCCAGGAAGCTCTCGATATGTGGCTTGCATACAAGAAAGAGAAACGTCAGAAGTATCAACCTCGTGGTCTTGCGGCTCTTAAAAAGAAGCTTTTAAAGATGTCGGGCGGAAATCCAGAATACGCAAAGGTTATCGTAGAGCATTCTATGGGAAACAACTATTCCGGGTTGTACGCTCCTAAAAACAATGGTGTAAACAGTTATGAACAACAGCAACGAACTTTCAACAAAATTAGTTCAATCCTTGCCGACTGAATGTAGCCAAGCGGTAGCAAAATATGGCAAACAATATGCGCTATTCTTAGACAAATATCCTACTCTGCAAAATCGAACAGATGCAATCACATCTGTATATGATTCTGTAGCTAGAGGCGGTATGTCGTTTGTTTGTATTGATAAGTACTTCAAAGAGGGTGCAAGCGAGTTTTGGATTAAGATAATGCTCATTGACTTGTTTATGGTTATTGGTGCTATTGATTCGACTACTCCTTATCAGTTCAAAGCTATGGCGCAGCGTATCAGACAAGAATACTATCACCTTACGCCTAGTGAACTTACTAGATTCTTTTATGAGTTTTCTATGGGCGAGTATGGCGAAATCTATGTAGGAAAGACAGTAAATCCTCAAAAACTTTTTATTGCTCTCGAAAAATATATGTGTAAGCTTTATGAAAAGAGAGCCGAAATTGATTCTCAAAAGTTAGCTGAGAAACAAAAGAAAGAAGATGAGGAATCTAGAAGAAATGCAATATCCTACGAAGAACATTGCCGATTAAAGGGTGTTGATATTGAAAAATCACCTCTTGAAAAGCTAAAGAGAAAACTTGAAAAAGAATCAAAACGAGACAGAAATGGCAGACGTAAGTAAAATGGCAGAGGAATGGCTCAGTGAGCACCCTGATGCGACACCAAAAGAAATATGGTTAGCTGGTTATTGGAAATCTACCGATAACTGGTGCAACCGAACCAAGTAAATTTTAGAATTATGACACAGAAAGAACGTATCGAGAATGCTACCACAAGGCAAGCGGTAGTGTTCATCTGGATCTACTCCTGGGTTATTGTGAGAAACCTGGGAAGAGCAATCAACAAGGCAGTACACAAGCTGCCTTGGTTGTTCATCGTGATAACTGTAGTAATCTCATTCGTTGTCAGCTTTATCTTTATCTCTAAGGCTAGGGCAGAACGAGATAGCTACAATCAAAAACTAGTTCACGCAACACAGCAGCTTGATAGCTATGTAGCTGCATACGGAAACATTAAATCAAAGTAATATGAAGAAATACAAACATACAATAGTGATGATCCTGCTTATCATCGCAGCAATTATCGCAGGTTACGGGTTCATCTGCTTCATGGTTGAACATATTTTCCTTTCGCTCCTGATGCTGTTCTGTATCAGCTGCGCATTGGCAGTAGAGAAGGAGGTGTAGGAATGTCGGCATATAATTTCACACCGAAAGGAGCATTCTTCATCAACTACAAGGAGCCTGACAGGGAAACCGTAGACCATATCACTTCGCTCTATTACCTCATTATCGGTTCTCTCGCCACAATCACACAGACGGCAATCAAAGACTTGCACGACAATCTCGGCGAGAGAAAGGACCTGTTTAAGCATGAGCTTAAGTATCGCATAAAAGAGGCATTCTCCCGTTCTGAGACCCTTATAGGTATATTCAAGAAATATACTACCGAGATTTCTCAGTACGAGCTCTGGCTTGATATTACGGACAGCATGGAGGAAGACCTGAAGATTGATATACAGAGACTCTTCTATACGACCGACAACATTCTTCTGAAAAATAACATCAAGGAACACAAGCTTCAGGCGTATGCATGCGTAGCCTATAACCTGTCAATCATGCTGCACGATATGTGTACGAAGTTTGATGACGTTATGAGTGAACGCGGCATCAGTTCCGGCAGCATAAGACCTTGCGGAGAATTCATACAGTCTATGTATGGTATGTATGCCTCGATGAGAGAGGTTGCCAGGATTCTCATACCGGACAAGGATGCTGAATACTTCAAGGAAGGCGGTCAGATTTACAGGGCTTTGCAGGTGGTTGCAATGAAGGTATGCAATCCGGAAAGGATAGACAACGCTGCCGACGAAGGATTGAAGCTTAATGGCGTTGACTATCATGGTGAAGAACACCAGAATAATGCATTCCTTCCTTGGAACGGCATACAGGTAAACTTCCTGTCACGTAACTTCGATAAAATGTCTGATGAAGAGCTCGCAAAGGCTCTTGGGCGATCAGTTGGCGCAGTAAAGGCAAAAATGAGACAACTTAAATTAAAACGCAATAACGATTAGGAGGTGTAACAATGGAAGATTTAGCTATAGGGGCAGAAATCGTCTTGAAGGTGGTTGAGACAGAGAAAGAACAATGTAATGGCTGTTTTTTCGATGAGATATGTAACAATATCTATGAGAATGTTTGCGGAGATTTTGTCTGCATCGCAAGCACTAGAAAAGACGGAAAGGCTGTTCAATTTAAAAGAGTGAAGTGATATGAAGAAAATCAAAAGCAAGAATGTTCAGAACTATGTAATGGACGATATGGTATGGAAGGTTGATATGCCAAGGCTATTGAAAGAGATAGCTGAGTGTTCTAAAAACACTCCTTATCCTGTGACTTTTACGATTTTGGCACGCGTGCTTGGAATACTCACAGAAAGGGCTATTGAGATTAATGATCCTGCACTAAACATCATTATGATGAACCTTGGACTTTACGAAGGAGTGCATGATAAGAACGCAGGTGAGGTTATATCTAAACAACGCAAGTTGATTGCTGATAATCAAAAATAGGAGGGCTAGGTATGATTAGAGACGATATTAGAGGAATATGTCACAGACCTTGTATCTACAATGATAAAGGTAAGTGTGATATGTGGGATGAGTTATCTGTTCCTAATGAAACAGAAGAGTGTGAAAATCAAACAGATGTTTAACCGCCTCGGGCATAAATAGATAGAAGTATGAATGCAACAGAAGCAAAGAGAAAGTTGTGTGAGTTGAGAAGTAGTCTTAGAGACAAAGAAGCAGACAAGGCTATTTGTATAGCCATTCGTGCTATTGATACTTGCACAGAAAATGGATTTATTGTAGAAGATTGATTAACTATCCGCAAGGATATAAATAAGATAGTGATATGCCAACAGGATTTACAGCACCAATATATGATGGTGAAGATATAACATTTGAGCAATTTGCAAATAGTTGCTTGCGTAACTTCGGTATCTACCTAAGATTTGAAGGAAAATATCCTAACCTTAGTAGATACGAAATTCCAGACAAGATATATCCTAGTGATTACTATAAAAAGAAATACGAAGAGGCAAAAGCTGAGTACGAAAAGCATCTTGCATCCCCTAAGACAAAGGAAGAACTTGAAGCTGAGTATCTTTCTTATGTTAATGATGTAATCAAGGGAAATGAGGATAGATTGAAAGAGAATGTAGCTCTCAAAAACAGATACAATGCAATGCTATCCAAAGTTAGAAGATGGACTCCACCGTCCAAAGAATACGAGGGTGTTAAGGACTTTATGGAAAGTCAATTAATTGATAGTTTAGATTTTGATTGCCGCCATGTTTATGTGGAGAATATCATCCCTAAAGATGAGTGGATTCAAAAACAATCTAATCGCACTGATTTAATAAAGTCTATGAAGTATAATTTGGAGCAGTATAATAAATCTGTAGTTGCTGCCGAAAAGGATACTCAGTGGCTCAAAACATTTTCAGAAAGCATAAAGAAAGTAACAGAGTAACTAACCACCCTCTCCTGTAAAAGGGAGAGGGTAAAAAGAAGAGAATATGGCAGAGATTATTTACTTTGGAACAAATGGGTGTTCTGGTCATTATCCTATTGGCATTGATAAAACGCTGACAGGGGCAGAGTATGAGATATGGTGCGAATGCGATAATGAAACTTGGATAGATAATATCCGAAAGAATCCTGGTCGCCACGTTATCAAACATCACGGAGAGGTTTATACAAATTATGGTGTTCCGTTCTCTGTAGATGAAGACAGAGTTGGTGATCATACCGAACTTTTTTGGAAAGGCATTCATACAGAAGAAGAAATTATCAACTTGATAAAGAATGATTCATTCTTATCAAAGCAGTTTAATCTAAAATAATATAGTTATGGCAAAAATGAATGTAACAGAAAAGGACTTTGAAGCTTTCTTTCAAGCAACAGAATCCCTTATGGCTATGTCTGGTACTTTAGATGAAGGCTTTGATGAAGAGGCTTATGCAATAAACAGGCAGTTCAAAAGTTTTGAACGAAGATACTTAAAGGCAAAGGAGGATAAGAAATGAACAAAGAAAAAATAAAATCAGCTATTGAAAAGACTATTCGTTATATGAATGGTAACTATTATTCAAAATTTGAAGAAAAAATGATTGTTGGTTACTTGGAAGGAGCACTTAAAGAGTTGGAGGACTAAATTATGGACAGAAATCAAGCTAAAGAATTTTTTCCTATCATACAAGCTTTTGTAGAAGGAAAAGTGATTGAATGTAGAACCAAACCGAGCGCATTAAGCAAAAGCTGGCAAGATATGAATGAATGGACGGAAATAAAAGATATTACATATTGGAACAATATTGAATATCGTATCAAGCCAGATAGTAAGGCGGAAGCAAAGTACCGCCCTTTTGCCAATGTAGAAGAATGTTGGACTGAGATGAAGAAGCATCAGCCGTTCGGTTGGGTGAAAGACAAAAAAGATGGATATTATGTCTTAATTACTGCTGTAGATAACGGCGATTATATGTCATTAAGTGGAAATAGCGGCTGGTTCTTTTATAGTCTCATGAAAGATTATACCTTTACCGATGATATACCATTTGGTATAAAAGTAGAATAGTATGGCGTATTGTTTTTGTGATATTTGTGATTACAAGGATGAATGTAAACACTATCGAAAGGTAGTTGTTTGTCCTTATATAAAAACGGAAGAATAGCTTATGTATAGACCGATTACAATGTATCAGATTGTTTGCGATAGATGCGGAGAAGTATTTGGCGGTACAGATACTTGCTCTGCACTATTCAGTAACAAAGAAGTTGATATTGGTGACTACTCAGATTGGGAAATGATAGATGGCAAATACTATTGTCCCGATTGTTATGAAGTAGAGGTCATTGATGGAGTGTATAATGTTAAAGCAAAGGAGAAATAGGTATGGAAGTATTAAAAGACATAAGTCAGTTAACAAAAGGTTGCGGAGTGACATTTATTAAAAATGATAATTTTCACTTCTACGAGTACCTTATGGTACACCCTAATCGTGATACCTATTTTCTTTTTATAGATAACTGGACGCAAGACGTTGTACGAATACACGTCAGCGAACTCTTAAATGGAGATTACTATATAGGTAAATTTGATACTGTTTTCGTTAATAAAAAGATGATAGAATTTTATAAACGTATGATTCAGTGTCACGAGAATAGAATTAAAGAGAATTTAAAGAAAAATAGTAATGGCAACATATAGAATAGTAGATATGTATCGTAAAAGCAAGGCTGTTAATGGCATACATTACGATTCTGAGGATAATCAAATCCTTGCTTATCGTGTAGATAAGAGACATTCGTTGTTATTTGGACTTATCCATTATTGGGACTATGGCGCATATAACCTTTGCCCAGACTATTTGTTTTCTTCGATAGATAAAGCAGAAGAAGCTATATTGAAGGTAGATAAAAGTAAAATAATAACAATTTTATATGAATAGCTTATGAAAATAAAAAACATAAAATTCAAGGCTAAGCAGCTCAACTCAGGAAAATGGTTTGAGGGCGATTTAGTACGTCTTGGGAATAGGGTATGTATAGGAGGAGACCATATAAAAGATGGTATAACTGACGTTGACCCTTCTACAGTCTGTATGTTCACAGGGTTGAAAGATTGTGAGGGAAGAGAAGTTTGGGAAGGAGATATTCTACAGGATGTTGATGATGACAATATTAAGTATGTTGTTACTTTTAATGAAGGCACATTCTTGGCGCGAAAGGAAGGTCTCTATATAGGTATTCCTCTTCACGAATGTGTAGGTAGTTTGGGTAATGATGTAATAACTTATGCAAAAGTTGTTAGCAACAAATTCGATAAGGAGAAGTAGCGTATGGAAAATAATATGTTTGAAGATATTGTTGATGAAGGCAATATAGTTGTGATAGATAATGATTGGATTGTGTTATGTAAGTGTTGGAAACCAGAATATCATAATCTGTTCTGTTATCTTTATCTCCATAAGGAATATAAGAATTTAATGGTAGGCTCTCATTTCACAATGACCGAGGATAAAAAGAAATCTACTCGGTTGGCTACCAACGAGGAGCGTCTTATGCTTTTTGAAGAAATGTTCAAGTATGGAATTACTTTCGATAAGCACGAACATCGTTTGATTGGAAAGTTAGTTGGTGTATGAAGATTAGATTAGCTAAGAAGATAATGAAGCAAGCTCGTCATCTAAGTACGGCAAGTGATTATTGGTACAGAAGATTAAGAGATTTTGAGTACAAAATATGCTATGGCTTTGTTGGTAAAAAAGACCACCGCATCACCAAGGCGATAAGTTTAACAAGTAAAAAGAGAAAAATATGAAGAAGCATGAATGGGAATATATGGTAACTTCAATAGTTGTTAATAAAGCTGACGAGATAGCTCAGGTTCTATCTAGTAGATTTAATAAAGAAGGCTATGATGGTTGGGAGCTAGTACAATGGAACTTAATACCTCCATCTGCATTAGCAACTGAATCTACAACACCTTGTTGTGGTTCAATCTATATTCTTGCAACATTCAAAAAGAAGTTATTGGTATAATGGTAAGTAATGATATTGAGCTAAGAATGATAGCTACACAGATAACTATGAAGGCTTCTGTTGAAGCAGAAGACTTATGCAGACGTTATAGCAGTGTGTCACGTATGCTAGGAAATATGTTCAATGATATATATTACATTCTCCAAGATGTAAGATACAGATATAAATACAAGTAGTTATGAGCAAGCAGACATTTGACTTCTCGGAGGCTCTGAGAAGAATGAAGGAAGGAAAGAAAGTGAGACGTAAGATTTTTGCGGACGGCACATACGCATACATTGATAAGAACTATCTCGGTTCAGAGGCATTAATGTATAATAGCGTAGGAAGAGCTACACCAGTTTTATGGTTACTTCCAGAGACTATTTTCGCAACAGACTGGGAGGAGGTGCAAGAATGAGCTGTACAAGTGATGACATTAATTTTAATATTGATTTGAAAGAACTTTGCAACAAGCTATTGCAGAGTAATCCGTTTACCCCTGAACAGTTAAATTCTAAAGAACTGAGAAGCTTCGATATGGCTAACGATTGCACACTTCCAAGAAAGTGGCGTAGAATGTTTAAACGAAAGAAATAGTGTATGAATAAAGAAAGATGCTGTGGCAACTGTCATTGGTTTGACAACGAAGATACTTGTGGCGTAGGATGGTGCTGCAATAACGAGCACGAATCATCTTGCGACCAAGTATGTGATGAACATGAATTTTAAACTTTAAATATTAAAATGGAAAAGATCTACAGACATTTTAAAGGTGGTTATTACAGATTTATTACTGAGGTCACTAATAGTGAAACTCATGAGAAGGAAGTTGTTTATCAGGCTCTCTATGGAGAGTGCAAGGTTTGGACTCGCCCTGCCGATATGTTCTACGGAAAGGTGAACGTTGATGGTGTGGAGATTGATAGATTCACCGAGGTTGTTGGTGTGCCTGTTTTATTCAAAAAGACCAACGAGAACGCTATTATGCCAACTAAGGCGCACGATGATGATTTCTGCTACGACTGCTATGCCGTATCAGAAGAAGAGGTTGCGCCTAACGTATGGAAATACGGTCTCGGATTTGCGCTACAGATTGAAAACCGAAACAAGCCTGCTGACATTTCAAGATGCTTTACGTTCCGTCCTCGTTCTTCCGTATGGAAGACTGGTATGAGTCTCAGTAACTGTGAAGGCACTATCGATGACCCATATACTGGAGAGATTTCTGCCGTATTCTATCACTTGTTTCCAAATATGCCAAGATATAAGGTTGGTGACAAAATCGTGCAATTCCACCTCGAAAAAAGTGACAACATCATGTTTATCGAGACGGACAAATTAAACAAAACAGAGCGCGGCGATAACGGCTACGGCTCTTCTGATAAAAAGTAATACATGAATATAACAGATGAACAGAAAACGTATATAAAGGAACACCCTTACGAATCTCCTTACGCTATGGCCAAGAGCTTCGGTTGCGCAGTACAGACTGTTTACTGGTGGCTACATAGGCTGCATGGGGATTCGTTCAAGGACGCAAGAAAAGAGCAAAGAGAGAAGATCAGGGAGTCTGTCCGTAAGCTATATCCGGATTACTCTTCTTCCGAAATTTCCAAAGAGCTTGGAATAACAAAGTCATGTGTAACAAGCATAGCAAAGGCACTTGGCGTTACTCATACCCAGGAAACGGAAGAAAGACTTCGGTTGAAATGTGCTCAGGCAATAATAAGACCGGAGATAATAGCTAAACGTTCTGAATCTCTAAAAAAGACGCTGAGGCTTGACAGGTACAGAGCAACGAATGGAATAAAACAGAAGACACGACGCAAGTTCAAGACCATTCCGAGCAGATGTCTCTGCGCAAGGAACTATCTCTGCAATAAATACAACTACTTCTACGACAAAGATTACGGAGAGCTGCTTACCGTCTTCTACGACAGTGAAACAAGAATACTGACAGAAGATCAGCAGAAACACTACGAGACGAAGTATGGTATCAAGTTCCTCCAGGGAGCTGAAGAATAATTTCTGTGCATTATCTATATGTTTAGGGGTGGCTACACATCGCGTGCGGTCACCCCTTTTTGTTTGTATCAACTAAAAACCAAATAAAAACATTAGAAAAAACTAAGAACGTTTGTGTAACTTTAATTTCCAGTATATCCAACCTAAAAATGCGAGAATGCCTATGAAAAGGCAAACTGAAGTTATCTTACCTATATTTAAAAATGCCATGTCAGTCCTTGATAGCTGTTTCTCGACATATACTTTATCTTTCGATATTTTACTTATCACTGAGATTAAGGAGTCACACTTGCTATGATATATCGCAGCACTATCCTTGTATTCTTTAAGGCTAGAAATACTATCTCTCAGTATCTGTACATCTTCCTGTGATATCTCGTGATATTCGTAGTGGAATCTGTCTTCGCCGACTTTGTTTCCGTTCACATCGTACTTCGAAGCTGTACTATCCTTGATATGTGTCTTCTCTTTCGTAGTTGACTTCATAGACTCTTTATGCGATGCTCTGTATGATTCCAGCTCCTTGACAAGCCTTGCATTAAAGAGTGAATCCCACTTAGCCTCGTTACGTTTATCTGTGATGTATGTCTGTTTTTCTATCACACGTTCTTTCGCCTTACATCTACAGAACATTGATAGAATCAGCATTGCTACTGCAATGGCAATTACAACCCTTGTTATTTTATCAATCAGTTTCATAAGCTACTGAATTACAATTGTTACTTTTTCCTTTTTATCCCAAGCTGTCTTCATAGTCTGAATGAGCTTGCTAGTCCATAATCGAGAATCGCTAACCCATCCTTTCTTGTCGTTTTTCCCAACTAAGATGCAGCCTAACGTGTCTTTTGCAGAATTACCGCTATGTATGCGTATTCCTTCAAATCCTTTGACATTCAGAAGTAATGGCAACATCTTCTTGAATCTGTTAGAATAGGTATATACACATTCATAGCTGCCGATTGGTATTGCAGTCTGCCCATATACCTTTTTGTTTTTGATTTCGTCCAAATCCATTTTCTGATTCAATCCTCTGTCTGTATCTTCAAGAGTATTGCATCCGAATAATTTGCCATTCACGTACAGGCGGCTAATAGTATAGCCATCCTTTTTCCAAGCTCTATCAATTAGTACTTCCATTTTTATTTTCCTCCTCTTTTTTATCAAACTCATTGTTGAGCCTGTCAATAATCGGTTTCCAATAGCTCGGCAATGCCTTTGCAAACTCGAATCTCAAAATGTAGTAAATAACTCTGAATGCTACATTCTTAGGGTATGCCTTGATGAGGTTTTTGAACGCATTGCATAGATACACATAGCAGAAAATGTATGTAAGCATCTTTATTACAAACAAAGCCTCATTTCCGTCATTACAGCCTATCATGATACCATATATCACATAGTCAATGGTAAGATAGAGTAATATTTCAAGAATGGCGTTTACAAACTTTGATGCCGAAAAGTTTTTGCATCGTACAACACTAACGCCATCAGCTCGCATACCACAAAAGATATTGAAGCCGAAAGCAATTACTAGCGCCAGCACGAAACCTTCAGTTGGCGTTGCAAAGGCAAGTATAGCAGAGGAAATTGTAACCACTATCTGCCTAATCTGTGAAGAATCTAATAAATTTGTCATAATCTGTTATCCTGAATAATTAATAAAAATAAAGTTTCGGTCTCTTTCTGCAAAGATAGCAAAAAAAAACGAAACTTTATTCAGAATAACGAAAAACTTTATACATTCAAGTCGTAATATGGAAGTCTGCCACTTTCCAGGAAGGAAATACATTCATCGAAAATCTTTTGCTCGTAGTTGTACGTGTTAATCTTCGGGAACCATTTCTTTATCTTTGCGTCGTTACGCTTTACCATTTCTCCCCAGAGAACGCACCAGTCTTCGAGATTGATGTTGTCATTCTTAACCTCATGCCAATAGTCCTTGGCTACATCTTTAGTGTGAAGCTGGCCTATGAGACAAAGATGCATATCTGCCATTTCTTCGTCATAATGACACGCGCCAATCTCTCCCTTGACCTGCTTCATCATATCAAGCATTACGCTGTCGTTCATTCCGACTTCGCAACAATCAGCCATTATTGTGACGCAGTTCTTGATAGCCTGCATGTCATTGCTAGCTATAATGTCTTCGAATACCTTTTTCATAACCGTATATTTTTGATGTTACTTCAGAAAATACTCTCTGATGTTGTATACACCATCCTTGTCTTTCAACAAGTCGATAGCAAGGCTGTGTGCATACTTAACCAGATGTTCTGTGCCAATGTCCTTAACATCTTCCTTTCCGAGTATCTTGGCGATGGTGCATCCATGGTCGCTTACAACCTGATTCATGGCAACGTACAAAGCGTAGTCATTGTAGTAAGGTTTCTCCTCTGTTACAAGTCCGAGACCAGTCATAGCATTGAGCCATGTCTGCATATCCCAATTTGCAGCTGGATTCATTCCGTTCACAATCTCTGAAGCCTCCTTCTTAGTTAGATAGTTCTTCCACTTAATTGCACAAAGTTTTTCAACGTACTCTTGCGCAAGCTCTGGGTGCTTCGCAGCCATATCCTTCATCATGCAGCGCATCGTATTACCGAATGTGTGCATATACTTTACATTAGTTGATGATGCCATCATCCCATACAGCTCATCAAACTTATTCATAATCTCTTTTGCTTCCATATTGTCTTGTATTTATATATGTGATTATTCTGCTGTTATCAGACTTTTCAACTCCTCAAAGTCAGTTTTTGTAAAGCTGATACTCTTCTTGCTGCCGAACAATATTGTCGTTATAATATTATCAGGCAAATCAATAGACAAAGTACCGCCATCAATGCGACCTTTGACAAAGCCGAAATCAAATTCGTAGTTGCTTATATTCTCCAACATCTGCATGAGGTCTGAGAATATGGTATCGGCATCAATGTTTCCGTCCTCATCGGCAATGAATAGGGTAGCGTTTTCAATGCTATTGCCCCATTTATCTTTATTCTTAGCGATAATGTTGTGTGAAGCTCGCTTCATATACACGGAAGGAATAGCCAATGCAGGTGTTTCCCTCACCATATCGCTAATTCTTGCGTCTGCCCACAAATCCAAAGATGTAAGCAGCTTTTCTTTCAATTCTGTTACGTTCATTTTTTGTTTTCTCCTTTCTTTGTTTTGTTGTACCAAACGAGATATTCTTGCCAAGTCTTATCACTATGGTTAGTCATATAATCGTTGAGCATAGCAGATTTATGTTCCTCTGCTTGCGCTACTTCTTTTCTCAGTCGTTGCATCAAGGATAAGTGTTTCTTTAATGCCTCCTGTCCTTGCTGAGTGCTTTCGATACGAGGTCGTATAATGCGCAATTCCTCGTCTTGCACTAGCTTAGATACATATTGCAAGCTATTGACGTATTCCTGATTCTGCATCAAGTACTGACGTTGTGCGCCTGTAAGATTGTCTTCAATCTTATCAATCTCATCCCATAAAGGGGTGGAAGACTGCTGCGCTTGCATGTTGATAGATGCTCGTTTCTGCTGTATTGCCTCATACATCTTTTGTAGCTCGGCATCCATCATCTGCGGCTGCTGCTGACTTGTGCCCATATCCAATAATGGGCTATTTCCAAAATTCATCATAATCAATACAATATCTTTAAGTTGGTGATATATCATAGAGAGGTGAGAGGGCATCCACCAACGAGGGCAAACACCCCTCACCAACTCATTTTTTCTTAGTCTTTTTTACGGACTTTCTTGCTCTGTTACGCTCCTGTAGTGGGCGTGGAAGGAGCAGTGCTGTTACAGCAATAGCTGCCGTAGCCCGAAATTACTGGCGTAGATGGGAGAACCAACTGACCACGCAAGCAGTTGCAGGTCTTCTCGTTCACGTAAGCCATCATCAGCTTCTCCTTGTAAGGAGTGAGGGCTTCCATTACGGATACCTTCTTGTCGAGGTCGCAATACTTAGCTTGTAACGCATCGTACTGGTCTCTCTGATTCTTGTACAAGCCGAAGTCCGCATCAATCTGAGACTTGTACAGACCGAACTCAGCCTGCATTGCACGGCGGTTTTCAGCGTTAATAGCATCTACCTGCGACTTGTAAAGACCGAATTTCTCGGCAACATCTGTCTCACGCGTAGCGTAGAACTTGTTAGCGGTGTCGAGCTTCAGACCGAACATGTCGGTAAGCAACTTCACCTCATCAGCGCATTCCTTCTCCATTACTTCAAGGGCTGTAGGAGCAGTATTACTTGCAGTCATACCACCATATGTGTTGATATTCACATTATCTGGCATACCATTACCAAGTGAACCAAACACACCACGACCATTGCCGTTGAGCAAAGCTAAAGCCAAGCCGCCGATGCCAATTCCGAGGGCTGTTCCTGCCAAACCCTTGCTGGCATACTCCTTCTTACCATCTTCGTAGATTTTCTTCTCTACTACTTTTGCATCTGTCATTTCCATGATACAATCTTTTTAAGTTATCCTTAATATTAACTAACACTATTGTAACGTTACGGATGCAAAGGTACGAAGAATATGTGAGAGCAAATATAACTCTATCACACTTTCTTTTAGTGGCTGATTATCAGAGATTTAAAGTGATAGTAGGTAGTGTCATTTTGATGCAATATATATTTTTGAAGAAATATTGTATATAATTTCATAGAAAAATTGTATTTTTAAAACCCACGAAATCGGGGGAATTAAAATACTTTCCAATGTTTGCAAGATTGGAAAGGATTGAAAACAAAAAGAGAGGCAATCACTTACCTCTCTTACTCAACTTGTAAGTAATACTTACATGTTCAACTATTATTTTCTTTTCTTTTTAATGTAGTGTAGTATATCCCACTTCTTCCAATACCTAGTATGCCCACGTTTTTTGCACTCGCCATTCGGTATGTCACCCCTAGCAACCATACGATTGAGAGTAGCATCAGAAACGTGCAGTTTTTCCTTGACTTCCTCTGTACTCAACATCGGGTTGAGCATATCTGGGATGATGTCGCATAGTCTATCCAAGTCATCATCGCTCATTCCGCAAGCGGTGACCTTCTCGCCATTTCGCTGCTGCTCATCAGCCTTAAAGCAAGCATCACTTAATGTCTTCAAAGCTGTTCCGAGCAACTTATAATTCAATATCTTTCCCATTATGCACAGATTTTACGTCCTAACTTAGTTCGATTAATAAACATATCAAAAAATCCGTATATATAAAACATTGCTGTTACTATCATTATGGTAAAACAAGAATCTATCATATCTTTAGTAGTGTACCAATTCCACTCCACGATGTGAGCAGCATTGATGCCGAAAAAGTAGAAGAATGGAATGCGGTATCTCCAACATAGGAAAAAGAATCTGCTTGCCAGTATAAGAACCATTGGCAGAACATACACCATGAGGTAAATGTAAATATAGCATGTCGTATTTTCTGTGTATGGGATAAACATTTCACGAGGATGCTGCGAGAAATCATAAACGCCGTATGCGTGAAAGAGCATAAGAATAATTGGAGCGTACTTGCAGAACCAACGGAAGAACTTCAAAATTCTTCTGCTGTACCGATTGCCGTGTCTCATCAACAAGTCCAAAACCTCGCTGATGTCCTTGTCTTGCAACCATCTTAATAGGTTGCCTTCGTCTTCTTTATTCATAATCAGTGATTTTTAGGTCGATTTAAATTAAATAATGATGCAAAGATACACTTTTCTGTACAAAATCAACGAAAATGAGAATATTTTTATGTTAAACTTTATAAATAGTAACAATCTGAAAGTTTTGTTACTAAAATATTGTTACCAAAATTAAAGAAAATGGTAACAATATTATTATGGTGCTTCACACGTCTCCATAACAACTTCTCCGTCTCTCATATAAACCTCAACCACATACCCTTCATCGAGAAGCAGGCTGATTTCCTTCTCGGTCGGGATTCTCTCTAGCGTTCTTCCTTTTATCTGATTCATAGTAATTATCCATTAGAGAATCGAAATACTTGCTATTACGTTTCTTTAGCTTCTTTCGATTAATTATATCTCTCTTGTATTTATTCTTGATACAGACACATTCATAATGACCTTTTATATAAAGGTGTTTATAGAATCTTAAATCCATTTCCAGCATAATGCTCTTTCTGGTATCATAGCTGTCACAATGTTTCATTAACCCTAGATAGCTGTTGATAGAGCAAATGTAGTGCTGTAACTCCTCAATCGTATAGTTATCGGGCAATATATTCATGTGATGCACCAGTTGTTTAAAGTTGCTTACCATACGATTACTAGCATAAATTCTATCACGCTTCACAACCATACCCGTAAACTTAATACCCTTATATACGGATTGCAGTTCTATCTTCCTCGGATGCAAGGTCACGCCTATATTATCAAGATATTCTCTTATCTTTGGGACAGATGCTAACAATACCCGTTTATCCTTATGTATCAAGAAGAAATCATCTACGTATCTGCCATGGTGATAGATATGCAGAATTATCTCAAGCATCCAATCAAAATCATTAAGCCAAAAGTTTGCGTCATGCTGACTTGTAAGGTTACCGATAGGGAGACCGTGGTTTTTCTCTGCTCCTCGTAAAGTTTTGCCTTTCGGTACTTTTGCCATAGCCTCTTCGGAAGAACGTTTGATGCAGTTCTTCGTCGGGTCATTCATTATCGTGACACGAGACAAGTAGCGCAGGTCTTCTATATCATCTCCTTTGTAATTATCTAAAATAAACGCATCTACTTTGCCTGCAAGCTCTTCTCTAGGTATGCTCATAAAGAAACCCTTCATATCGCATTTCAGATACCAACACGGCTTAGTGAATTTCTCAGAGCATTCTTTAATATCTGCCGCAAGCTGCCTTACTCCATAGAGCTGTCCTTTGCCGCAGCGACAGTTATACGTCCTATCACTGAAAACACCCTCGAATAGCGGTTCTAGCCGTAAGGCAATATAATGATGAATAACTCTATCACGAAAATTAGCAGCAAAAACCTCCCGATAGACAGGTCGTGAGACAACAAAGGTAATGGATGGCATTGGCTCGTAAGTTCTTGAGTTTATCCTTTCAACCAAGTCCGTTATGTTTTCAAATAGGTATGTTTCAAACCTTATCGCATCTGGTGATGATGCCTTACCTTTACGGCAGTCTTCGTAGGCTGCTATAATATATTCTGCCTTTACCATTACTGTTATCTCCCTAACTCTCCTAACTAGTGCTGTAACAGGACGAACTCGATGCGGACTGGCAACCTTACCATTGTTGTTCCGATTGCCATTGTCGAAATTCAGATTCCACGCATTGTTGCCCGAATTCTCAACACACGACCAGTAATTCGTCCGCTATTTTCTCGCTCTTTATTATACATCTTAGCTGCTTCGCTACATCGAACAAATGATGATACGACTTGACAGCAGCGAGACCATTATTTATGGAGAATCACATTCTATAATAAGCCTTAACCTAATTATACTCTAGCTTTATTCGAAGCAGAACTAACCTTTCTTCGAATTTCCCCAAGCTGTAGCCTGTCTACCGATGATGGTTGTCAATCTACAAATATCTGCCGCTTGCTTCTCTGAGAATAGTTTTCTCTTGAAGCAAAGGCGAAGGATTGTCTTGAGAAGTTCGAATTTGACACGAAACCCCATCATATACTGATGTCTGTTATCCGCATACATATTCGCTAGCTGAATGTACTCGAAAAGTTCAAGAGCAACGCTTGTCATTTTCTCACCTAAATCGTAACGATACATTCTCGGAAAACCAACCTTCATAGCCGTGAGTTTATCGACTAATTCAAAAGTGTCCTTATATATCTGTAAATCCTTCGCTAATGCCATAGATGCTTTGACTTATTGCCACTAATTATTCGTGATATTGTTATTATTTATGTGTTTGTAATTCTCTACCTCTCAACCATGCTTGCCCGACCTGCGGTCGGAAAGAGGTAAAGGGGTGAAGAGACAAAATGATTAAAATGCTGTAACAGGACGAACTCGATGCGGACTGGCAACCTTACCATTGGTGTACCGATAGCCAATGTCGAAACGCAGAGTCCACGCATTGTAGCCCGAATCCTCAACACACGACCAGTAAGCCGTCCGCTTTAGCAAATCAACACTCTGCTTACCTGCGTTTCTAATGCGCAGTAAGGCAAGATTGATGGTCTCAAAGTAGCGATGTATGAGAGCCAAATCTCCCATAGTTGGAAGCCACCAGTTGTGCTTACCAATTTGACATATCTTATCACCCTCGGTTCGCTTTGTCATGTAATTCCAGCAGTATGCTACAGCACAATACGCAGGATCGTCGTTCTTGTAATAGCTACTTGCCATGATTCCCGATGTACGTGTAATACCATCAAAGGTATTTAAGTCGGAAGATTGCTGGTATCCGATAGAACCGCTATTCTGGACACTTCCCCATTTCATCTCTGCGCTAGGCTCTGACAGAGCAATACCTAGTCTGTAACCACCATGCTGAATGACTATAGCATCAGCATCAGCAGAAGAGATACCGATTGATGTTGTCTGCCACGACTCTATACGCATATACGAACCTATCATAGCAGTTTCACCTCCACTCTGCGAACCCCAACCGTCATTTTGTCTCTTACCGATGTATACACCATCCTGTAAAGGACGAAGATTCTGCTCCAAATAAGTCTTCATACTAGCTGCTGAAGCATTGGTAATAACTTGTCCATTAGCGGACAGCCAATCGCTGATTTTTCTTGTCTTTATAGCCATAATATTATGTATTTTAAAAGATATTGTTACTTATCTATCGCTTCTGCCGATACCTCATTGCTGATAGCAGCATTCACCGCATCAATGAAGCAAGGAGCGGTAGTGCGTTCAACGAGTTCCTTGATGATTCTCACTTCATCGTCTGTGTACTCGGTCTCGTCATTTCCGTTCCACATTTTCACTGCAAGAGCCTGTCCTGCCAGCCCCAATCCTGCTCCCTGCGAGTAGATTATGTTTGCAATCTGCTTGCGTGCGTTAACTACCTGACACCGATTCTTGTCGAGTGTCATAAATACTTCGAGATGTTCTAACTTGACTTTCATATTTATTTTTGCTTTTATGGTTATCTATTTGACCAATTCAAATCAAAACTTCCGCTCCAGAATATACCACGACCGAAATAGGTCTTACCATTCTGACTAGGATTAAGTAATCCTGGGTCTATATATACAAGATTTATTGTTTCTCCACCATTAAGTTGATGCCATCCACCGACATCACAGAAATGTATTCCGTTATTATTATCATTAGCATTTATTGCCATCCAACGCTTACCTGTTCCTCTAGGTACAAACTCGTAATAATATATAGCATTTGCTCTAGAAGAATTGAATACTACTACATCAATAGGACATCCGCTCGATTTATCATCAGGACTATACAATGGAATTTTGTATACGGTTTTATTGTCATACGTAGTACTCTTTAGACTCACAACAGTATATGCAGAACTGTATCCGTCTGGATAGATGCGCATACTACTACCATTTACTACTACCAATGTACTCTCATTATGACCAAAAGCACCTCGACCCCATATAGTACTAGCATAGAAACGCCAACCTCTAGTCCTTCCTGGATTCACACCTTGACTATAGATATCTGCATCAAATGTTATACGTCCAGAAGGATCAAAATATATTGAACCAGCGCTTTCATTTCCATCAGAACTAACCGCATCCAATCTATGAAATGAGCCTACCACACCCTTTAGTTCTCCTGCGAATATACCATTAGACGCATATAACGAACCATCTTTCTTTACGCTGAATGGAGCATCAGCACCATTCGGTGCGCCAAGCCACAGAGCGTAATCATTATCATCACTAACAACCCTAAATGAGCCAAACATCTTACCATCAGTAGTCGGATCGAACAGATTAATCTGATTGGTTCCGAGCATATTGATGGTAGCGTTCTCGGCAAGAAGAAGATGAGTTGCTATTGATTTATAATTACTCATCTCTGTCCAATGTCCATCGGTCAAACTAGGCGAAGAAGTAGCGTCGTTATACGTTTGAATGCACTGATACCATTTTCCTTTAACACACACAACATCAATGTACGCTTCTTCTCCTACACCCGAAAGATACTTATAGCTGCCCGATTCAAAACCGTCATGTTCACGCATAAGAGCACCTTTTTGACCTTTTTCTCCTCTCTGAGAGAATGAGATTGAGCCAGTTACTTCTGCTAAAACCTTTGTCATAATCTATTAACTATTTAACACCTGTTATCACATAAACTGCACCCTTATATGCACGTATTGCAGATTCCGTGACTGTAAACTCGTTGCCGCTTACCGTTGGTGCTCCCGAAATAGGAATACCGCTGTTGGAATATAATGCCATGCTGAATGCGACATCTTCGATATTGGTATTAGAGCCACGCTTGCGCATGTACGGAACGTAGACAATGCTTCCTCCCGAATTTTGAATGAAGTTCTCAGCTACAGCATTTCCGTTGCCATCCGTAGGGTTCTGGAATATGATATATTCATCCGACACGTCATTGACGGTCTGGGTATCTGACGCATAAAAACTTCCTGCCTTGTATGCTTCACACTTAACGAGGATAGATGAATCAACGTCTGTCTCATTGATGGTGAACATAGGAGAGTCGCTATCCTGCTTGAGTACCCATGCGTTGGTAGAGTCTGGCAGATACCACTTGAATGTATATCCGCTAGATGTCACGGACGTTCCTTCCGTCACCTCTGCTTTGACGGTACAGCTACCGCCCTTCTCTGTGATAGTGAACAGATTCGTACTTGAAGTAGGGAGAATGTTCACTCGCTTTGAGCTGACAACGCCCTTGGCTATATAGACTGGGTACATAGCTTTAAGATTGATGTTTGTGTTTTCGAGCGACAGACTTGTTCTTGCTTCGATGTTGAACGAATCACCGCTATTGATTTTCACAAGGTTCTTATTGATAGTAAGGGTCGGATTGCCGCTAGCATCAGCCCCCATGGTAAAATGACCAGACACGCCACCAAACGAATTAGTGGAAACGCCCGAACCATTGAACGCCAACGTCACACCGCCGACAACCCATGTTGTAGAACCTCTTGTAAGGTCGAAGTTATTACCTGCGCCCTGCTCTGCTGAAAAGGCTTGCATAACTATGACTGGATGCCTAGCACCGCTAGCTTCGAAGTCAGGCGAAATCTGAGTATGCGCATTCCACTCGCCATCATAGTTCTGATTAACGTCTCCTGTCGTACACTGAAGTATTGGGTAGATTGTCGTTCCGTTGCTTGTCACAACAATCTGTCCTGTTATTGATGCTTTACTCATTTGTTACCTCGCTTTCCTTTTTATCTGTTGATACCTCAGATTCAGAAGATACGTCTGACATATCTGCGCCAAATCCGTTATCCTTATTCCTTGTATCGCCCTCACCGCCATACTCGACTGGGGTATAGCAATATGCAGGGGTGGCTACACTTCCGTCAATCTCAGCTAGAGCAGAATACTCCTCTATGAGAGCACCACCAGCATAGGCAGCTCTTGCACTCAGATTAACACCAGGAACATCATTCATCTCACTCTGATAGAGCAAGCAATTACCGTCATGCGTCATTGTAAGCGGAACACCAGCCTTGGTGATTACCTCTGCGACTTCCTTAGTTACCTTAACGTAATATCTCATAATCGTATATTTTTAAAGTTCAACAATAATTAGCTGTTCTCGTCAATTTCCCTTGACACAAGATAGTTACCATCATCATCCACAAGGGTATTGCCATTCTCGTCAACAATCAGTTCGTAAGCACCTCTGTCTTCGATTGTCAGACGGATACTCTTCTTCGCCTCGAAAGGACATTTAAACGTCTCTCCGTACCCTAACACCGTGACATTCTCAGTCATGGTGACTACGCCATTGTTCACAACTTTGCCATAAGATACTTTCTGCCATTTCGCTCTGATAATCTTATTCCATACAGAAGGGTCAATGACTCCTTTGTTGTCGCTTACGATAGCCCGACAAGTTACGAAAGCTGTATCAGAATTGAGACCGAAACCATCGCCTACGAACTGAGGAGTGAGAGGTGGAATGGTTCTTTTGATATAGGTAACCTTCTTCGGGTCTCCTGTTCGAGGAGAAGATGGAACACTTCCTTCGTAGATATAGCAGGCTCTTACCTCATATCCGATTCCGTCACCTATCATATCACAGTTGATGGTGATAGATGTAATCTGACCGTTAGCAGCCTTTGTCATGGCGGTAATCTCGTAGTTCTCGGAATCGTCAACGGAAGAGATAAGCTGCCTTGTTCCGTTATCCAAGATACGATACCACCATATCCTTGCCTTTGCGTCCGCAGACTTATCTATAGCACCGACCATTACCTTTGCTGTGATGGTTCTTGTGCTTTCGTGTTTGAGTGGATTCCAAAGCACCGTAGGAGCACTATCAAGCATAATCTCTGCCCTTGCATTAGTGGTATCTTCAAGGTAGAGCGGCTTGTTGGCTATGAATGTGTACTTATATCCACTTATCGGGTCAGTCCAATTACCCTCAAACCGCATTGTTCTCGGCTTATTGATAACTGAGTTAGACTTGATAAAGAGAGTTCCCTTATTCAAGCCTTCCGTTGTGGCTTCATAACCACTTACCAAACTTGCTTTTTCGCTTGTTGCTACTACGACAATTCCACTAGTAGAGACTTCCGACCATTTGAATGAATCCAACTGACTGTTAAATGTGCCCGTCTCGTTAGGGTTGTCGGGGTCTATGAGGAAGCATGACGGAAACATCGTACATGGACGGATTGCGTAATTCGGGGAATATGAGTTGGCGATGCCGTCATACTGCTGCCTGTTGATGATGTCTCCAACTATCTCTATGCTGCAAGACTGGGAATAGGCGGTTGCCTGTATATCCATCATCTTGTCAACACTTGCTGCTAATTCTTTTGGCATATCTTTCAATTTTAAAGTTCAACATTAGAAACTAACACTCACATCTTCGGAATACATCGTCTCTCCATCCTTGATTTCGGCATCACATCGGAATGTCACACTACCTATTTTGAATGCAGCACCGCCAAGGTCTTCATAGGTCAAATCAACCGACAATCCGCAGTTGGCATGAGAGAGTGCCCATTTATTGTCTGCGGTCGGGTCTCCGCTGTCTCTAGTCCATACCACATTGACCATAGAATCGGTCACGTCTTGATTGTAGAGTCTGCCGATTACAGACAGAGTAGTGAATACCTTCCAAGAGCCATCATCATTCGTTGCCATCAAGTCGTTTAGACGGAAGTTCCACAGCTTCGATGATAGCATTTCAAGGGTAAAATATGGATTACCTTCCACGAATGCCCAAGCTGTAGAGGAGTAGGTTGGAGGCTTCGTTGTCTTATCTTCGAGGCACTGCCATTTGCATCCTAGGTAATATACCGTGTCAATCGTTCGGTCTCCATTGCGGTAAGGATTGTCTCCTTGTGCCACATCCAAGCTCCACACGCCTCTGTCTCTTGTCGTGTAGATTGGGTTGCCCTGATAGTCTATCTGCTGGAATGATTCAGCCATCATCCACTTAGCATAGAACGCTCCATCACGCTTGTTGGCGGTAGGGAAGTCTTGGAAGAGGAACGATAGTGCATCTGGCAGCTTGCCTATCGCAATAGAGTAGTTCGTCTTGTCTATGATAGGCTTGGTTACATGGTCAAGCCATACGAGCAATCCTTCGGTCGACGAGATATACCAGCAGCTCTGTCTTTCTTCATCTACTGCATTTCCCCATCGTATCAATCTTGCCAGCTCGCAAGGTGGATAATTCTTCTTGCTAGGACATTCGTTGTCGGGGTAGCATACAACCGTGATGGTATTCGTTACTGTATTGACCGAGAGCACTCGCAGCCACATATCGTAATACTTGCCATTCTCGGCAAGAGTATTGATGGAAGCTAAGACTACATCATTCTCCTTGAATGCCGTGAAATCATTATCCCATCGCTTCTGCAACTTCAAATCGTAGGTCACGTTACCGTCTTCCGTTGTCGCAGGAATCTCAGTCACTGACTCAACCATACCGCTCTCGGTAAAAACGAAGTTACTCTCCATAGCTGTCTGTCTGTTCACGATGAGTTCCTTTGCTATGATAGAGCTTCGGGATGTGATACTCTCGAACTCAGCGTTACCCAGTTCGTCAATCCTTCCACCAACGCCGAAGAGCATTCCCTGAATAAAATATCCGAAGGTTGCACCTTTCTTGAACTGGGATAAGTCTTCTGCTGTCAAGCCTTGTAAGAACTTCTGCACCTTCTCCCAGGCAACTGTACCTTTTGCGATGTCATCGTTTATCTTTGAGATGAAGTGCTTGCTTCCCTCTGTCGCAACCTGATTCTTAACCTGTGTAGTTGTCAAACCTGCACCTGTTCCGCCATTTCCGCTTTGAAGCGACGAAATCTGCTGCTGAATCTTTTGGATAGTTCCAACCTCCTTATCCTCGCGGAGAGTTATGTCGTATGTAGGAATCTTGCCATCTTCTTCCTTGATCGTGAGCTGGTCGATAGAGATGATTCCTTCGATATTGAGGTCTGTATCATTGAAGTTCATCAGGTCGCCGGCCTTAAGCGTATCGTGGAGGCTCTTGATAACTCCTGTATCGTCTGCCTGCGCTTGGTCGTGCTGCCTTGCCATGAAAATCTCATCTACCTTAGGCTGATATACATACCTTGTATAGTCATTCTTATCAAGGAGCGCTATGGCGTATTTGAGAAGCTTCAGAGATGCAGCATTGACATACGAATCAGGAAGTGTGATGCCGGTAAGAACGAAATGGTCTCCTTTCTTGATAGGGTAGTCCTTGTATGGAAACCAAAGCTCAAGAGCATCATCCTTGACTCTCTCAATAGTAAGCCTCCATCTTCCATCTACCTTGGTAGAGGATGCTACCTTGAACGTTCGGCCACCGCACATACCATCTTTCATGGAGATTGAGAAATCGTCGTCCGCTAAATCTTTTATATCGAAATCAACAGCTTTGCTGAGATAAATATCAACATTATTCGGACCAGGGTCGCCATCATATCGGCCGTCATCATCAGGAGCAACACCCTCGTCAATCTCATCCACACGCACGCCACCGACAACCATTTCTTCGATGGTAGGGTAGATTTCTACGACTCCATTCGTCTTATCATCGGTATCGAAGAACTGCGATGCCGAACGAAGACCAATCTGATCGATGTTGATGGAATCGATGTATGGTCTATGCGGGTCAGTAGAGAATCTGTGCTGTTTCCCTGTAGGGTTCACGTACTTCTTCTCTTCATCCGTGAGTGAATCATAGAAGTCACTCAGAGATACATGAGGGAATCCAGGCAACATAAGTCTGTTGATGGACATATTGTTCGGGAGATTCTCTGCATATTCCTTCATGGACGAAGGAACATTTTTCTTGTTGAGGCCCGATGTGATATACATCTTCGTGTTTCCCACCTTAACCTGAGCGATGAAAGTGTTAAGGTTTTCCCTTGACTCTTCGTTACCGCTATCTACCTGCGTTCCCCTGTATTCCGAATAGAATCTACACTTATTGGTATTGTATTTCTGTGTTACATAACCGGTAATCTCAGTCTTGAAATCAAATGTAACCTTAAGCACCCAACCAGAAGACTGCTCGCCAGTTTCTCCAGGAACAATATACTTTCTCGGATTCTTGAAATATGTCTCTATATAATCGAGGTCCAGTTCAAGTTCAACATTCGTGCTGGCTCCGACGACTTTCGTGATGTTCGCCACGTACTTGACACCGAGGTCCGCATAGTAGTGAGAAGGAAGATTCTTCTCGGAGCCATACGCTCTCAATCTCGTAACGACACTCTGGTCGGAATCAGCGTTCTGAACTATCTCATATAATCCATTACCGAGGCCATACTTGAAGATATGGTTTGCCTGTATTCCGGTAGTACCGACATAGATATTTCTTCCTCTGACGATGAAGTTTATGTCCCACTTCTCGTTCACAAGTGCAAGGGCCTGCCAACAGGTCTGCGAATCCACTGTAATAGACATCGATTCGATGACGTTATCTCTTGTTCCTTCGCCGTACATTGACAGCCAGTCGCTCGCGAGGCATCCACGCTGAACGGAACGTTCCATATTTCTGGAGTAAATCTTCCAAAGACCTGCACCAATCTGCTCATCGAGGTTCGCCTGGATCCTGTCTAGCAAATCATCCAAAGTCTGTACATAGAATGGGAATTTCGGTAGGGCAGTGTAGTGAAGCTCGTTATCGTTCAATACCACATCGAGGAACTCTGCTCTAGCAAGCTCATCTTGCAATGCATTGAACTTTACACTGTCATATATGAAGCCCTCACCGTATGTGTCAGGTCTGGCCTGCTTATCCTTGCCCGGCTCGTAGTTGAGCTCAAACCGCTCGCCACGATAGACAATATAGTCGCCTATCTGAAAGTTGATAGGCACTTCATGCTTGAAGTTGATAGTCAAAAAGCACTCGCCCATCCAGGAATCGGAGTATTCCAATCCATGAACGGTTATCTGCTCTCCGTTAACGCCTGTCAGCTTCGAGCCATCCTTATGATAAATATTCCAAGTGCTCATGTGTCTGTGTTATCCTAAATTTGAAATCCTGCCCTGTGTATACATAATCGGCTTGATATCAGTAACAGGGTCGTTAAACTTGAACGTTATATAGAGAATAAGCAAGTCCTCGCTGCCAGGATATCTGTATAGGTCCGGATCAATGCTCTTCAGTCTCACATGCTGCCTTCCAATCTTGTTGAAGTCGCAGTACATCTTCATCATGCCGGACTTACGTAGATAGTCAATGAAAGCCTTACACTTCTCGTTTGCGCCGAAGGCATCACCCTTAAACAGGAACTTGACCTTGTTCTCGTATGCTGCCATATAGAGACCATACTTGCCAATATACTCGTCGTCACCATGCTCGTCGTGCCATTCCCTTTTCACGGGTTCCTTGACGGCATCACATGGTTTGAACGGATTCTCGCTAACATACATACCGAAGTCGGCGATGGAGTCCTTCACCTCGTTCCCATCGCCTTCCTTCTGCATGTATATCCTGAAATAATCTTTCATACCTTAATTCAACTTTTTATAATTGCAAATATACGAAAAATAGAATAAATATGCAAGAAATATTCGATTAAAAATGCATAAATATACAAAATGGGCACGGATATAGATCCGCGCCACCGATTATTACTTCATCTTCAATGATTTTGTTCCGTTAAGAACTCTATTGAAGTTGTCGTTATACTCAACGAATATGCTTTCAATCCTCTCGGCCGCATCCGCATTGCGTAACGTATTTCGAGCAATCGCATTAAGCTGCGTCAGCTGAGATTTAGCAATCTCACTCATCTCTGGATAGTACTTAGACTGCTCTGCGCGCATAACTGAGCAATCGAGCCTAATTGCGTTGAGGTAGGAGGCAATCAAGTCTCCTGTTTCCTCAGTAATGCTCTTAATGGAATTCCTAGAAGAAGAACTGCTGTTGTCGGACCATCCATATACTTTCTTAAGATAGTCACGAGTAGCTTCTATCTGTTTTGAGAGCTCATCTGTGCTGTTCTTTACGTCGGCATACTCGGCTCCTGTGAATTCTGAAATGACATTTCCGTTGGAATCCTTGATCTTGTCACCATTCTCTGCGTACCCCTGAGTCTTCTTCAAAAGAGCCTTAATCTTGTCTCCATATATATTCTCAATCATGGAGTTCAAGATGGTTTTCTTCAGGTTGTCCTCGAAGTGCTCAACGAGATTATCTGACGAGTTAGCCATCGTTGCCATTGCGTCACCCCAGGAAGACACCAAGTCAGAGAACTTGTTACCGGTCAGTTTCTCTGTAAGAGCCTCAATCATGTCATCAGCCTTCTCTCCGTACTGAATGAGCTTTTCCAGGTAATCCCTGAACTCAGAGTCCATACTAGCCCAAAGACCGGTATAATCCTTTTTTATCTTTGAAAGAGTATCGGAGTCCATATTGAGCATATCCTCCATTCCATTGAACTGAACTCCGTACTTTGAAGAAATTTCTCCTGCTACATCACGCCAATTCTGACCATTGTACTTGTACGAACCCTTCCACATTCGATACCAAATAGAATGAGATCCGGCAGAAGCACCAGAATTGAGCCTCTTCTGGGCGATAACCTTGGTCTGCTCAATCTCCGCCTTAAGCATTTCCTGAGCTTCCTTGGATGCCTCTGTAGCCTCTGTACCCCAATGGATGTTCATGTACTCAGTCTTCTTGGAGATGAGAGAATCCCAAATTGAGGTCAGGTTGTCGTACTCAGCCTTCGCCTTGTTGTAGCTGCTGTAGTCTGCACCGAACGCCTTGATGAGCGAGCCGCCAATGCTCAACGCTGCGGAAGCGGCTGCTGCGTATGGACCAGCACCTTTGAGGAACCCGAGACCCTCCATTTTGCCGAGGGTATCAAAAGCCCCGGCTGTACTTGCTGCCGAAGAGAATGCGCCTGATGCTCCACCAACAATTTGACCAAGGATTGAATCCTCTTCGCCCATAGCCTTAAACAGATTGATTACCGGGTCAAGAACCGTATTGAGTGCCTGCATCTTCGTCGCAAGTTCAGAGATTGCTTTAGATGAGTCGGCGTACGCTGACTGCTGATCATTCTTCAGACTCGCCTTTGTTCTTACGCCGCCTGCGATACCAAGTCTCGAAGCCTCCTCCTTACTAACGAATATCTTCGCAGTATCATCCATACCGCCAAGACGCTCATTTATGAACTTTCCGATAGCCTTACCGCGATTCACTCCTCCGAAGATGAAGCCGAACGGATTTCTGCTAATCTGCTCATTTCTGAGCTTATCTAGGGCATCTCTGAGTTGTTTGATGGATTCTACAGATAAACCGGTAGTCATAGAAAACTGGTCTATCTTCTCGATCATAGAGTTGATTGTTGACGAAGACACCCTGTCGAGGTCATCGAAGATAGCAACCCAATCAGATTCCTGCTTGAACTGTTCAAACTGGAGCTTTGCCAAATTCTCGTTGTGAGTCTTTGTGGCTCCTGCCTTGGCTCTGTCTCTCATCTGTGGGTCTTCGATGCCCTTGATGAGGTCAAGCTGTCTCTCGTATTTGCGGTTTTCATCCTCAATCTGCTGGGCGATGGTTGCATTCTTTTCAATCAGACTAGCCATCAGGTCGATGGTCTCCTTCTTGATCTTGTTGTTCTCATCTTCCAGTTTCTTGCGGATATCGTAAACACGAGTCTCCTCGCCATACTTATCCTTGACATTTTCAAGACTCATTCCCTTAACCTCATCCGTAGTAAAGTTGAGGCCGGACTGAACATTGTCGTGCTTTACCGCAATGTCAAGTTGTTCCTCCAGGAACTTCTTGTATGTATCAAATTGAACAGTTCCGCCGAAAGCTATGTTTTCTGAACCCTTCTTGTTTCCTGTCAGCTCATATATCTTCTTGTATGTCTCATACTGCTCAGATATAGTATCAAGTTGCTTATTGAGTACATTCAGTTCCTCTCTGCGCTGGTCTTCGAGAAGTTTTCGGTTTTCAGTTTGAATGCCAGCCTTCTCGTTTGCAGCATAGTCCAATCTCTCCCTTGTTGAGGCCGGGAGAGTCTTCAAGAGTTCTTTAATAGAGGTCTCATAATTGGTGTAGTCGGAGATAGGGAACCTCTTTTTATCATTGAATATAGCCTCAAACTCTCCGTCATTAGCAAGCTGACCAAGAGCACCTTCTCCATAAAGCTCCTTAAACTTCTTGATTTCAGCATACATCTTCTTGTATAAGTCGATGCGCTTCCTCAAATCTTCAAGAGCCTTATCTGTCTGCGCGCCTGTTGACCTACGACCACCGGTTTTCTTGTTTTTCTTCTTGTCGTCACCAGTAAACCATTCGCCCCAGTTATCATGATAAGCCTGCATCTTAAGTTCGTACTCCTTCTGCTTCTGTGTAAACTCATCGAGAGAAAGATTGCCCAGCGCAAGCATCTTCTTTCTGGTGTTGAGTTCCTTTTTGGCAGCAGTAATGTCCGACTCTGCGTTGCTCTTTGCTTTATCGTAGTCGTCTCCGGCATCCTTTCCCCAACTCTTGACGTACTTGTTCTTCTCATGGTAGTCATAACCACTACCCTTTAGATTCTTTTCGAGCTGTTGAGTGAGGTCCGAGTCATCGTTCCTGAATACGAGATGAATGACAGCCTCGAATCTATCAGCCGCAAGCATTCGCTTCAATGCGTCTGATGCAAAAGGATAGTCTTTCTGAACCTGAGCCGCGGCATCCTTCATCATGTTTGAGACCTGAATCCTTTCTGCATCTGTCAATTCCTGGTTGTTGCGAATCTTGTCACCAATCCAAGGAAACGAAGTGTTTACTGCGTTATCGAGAGCATCCTTGAATTTGTTCTCGTAGAAGCCTGTTTCAACACCCATCGCATTAAGAACGTCCGCACGGAACTGATCAGAAACATCCTGATTCCATCCCTGCTTTGCAAAAAATGACGAAAGAATCTGGTTAGCCTTACCCTGCAACTTCGGGCTGTTGCTAATATCTCCAAGTTCATTAATGAGATAATCGCGCATGGCTTTCACCTCATTCTTATACTTTTCCTCCCAGGAGTTGAAGCTAGCAAAGTCTGATTGGGTGGCATTAATCATATTCGCCTTTGCGGATGCCGAATAGAACGCTTCTGCTATTTCCTTTGCAGAAGAAAGCTTCTCGTCGAATCCCTTATAGGCGTCCTCGTTAGAAAGAGATTTCTGAGTGCTCTCCTCAACCTGTTTGAGAAGGATGAGCTGTTCTTTGAGATACTTAAGTCTATCCTCATTCGATTTCTTTTCGAGAAGGCTCATAGTGAAAGCATTCTCCTTTTCAGGAGCAATCTCCTTCAGCTTTTCCTTATATGCGTCAATAAGGTTTTCTATCTCTTTCTCATCGCCGTCCTTAATGGCTTTATCTGCATCGTTATCGCGAAGGAACTCGCCGATCTGAGTGTACCTGTCTTTCAGTTCGTCAGCCGTAGTCTCCATATCCTGTTTAAGCTGCTGATGCTTCTGCCAGTAGTATGCAAAAATTGCAGATCCGGCAGATATAGCTATTCCTGGAAGACCACCAAGAAAACCGATGATAGAACTGAATCCTGATTTCAATCCTCCGAGAAGCAAGCCTCCTGCGGCTCCCCATTTACTAGGGCTAGCCAATCCCTTCAGAACTCCACCAAGGGAGATTCTATTTACCTGACCCTCCTGTTTTGTGAGAGCCATACCTTGTTTGTACATCTCCTTGGTTATCTGACCGGTAACATACAAGCGCCTGAGCTCGGCTTTTGTTATCGCATTCGCCTTCGCGAGTGCCTGAATATCCTGAATCCGAATCTGATTTTTGTACTGAAGAATCTGTTTCTCTACAGGAGTTATTTTCTCGCCACGCAAAAGCTTAAGTTCTGCTTCTTTCGCAATATTTCCCTTAGAGTTCAGTATCCTCTTTCCAATGCCGCCTTCCAGGGTCTTAACTCCACGCATAAGGGCCGGACCTGCGAATGCCGCAACCATAGCAGGACCCAAGACGTGAATCTGCTGCACAAGATTGGTGACAACATCAAGAATACCCTTGAAAGTTCCACCTATAATATTCTTGCCGTTAGCAAAGTCGGCAAGCATGATTTCCAAGGCATCCTTCAATTTATTGTAGCGTCCGAGCAGAGTCTCACTCAGAACCTGCTGCATGTTATAGAACTGACCACCTGCATCAGTCATCTGCCAGAAGATAGACTTTACGTCATCAAAGCTAACATCTCGGCTTGAAATTCTGGTCTTAATCTCTGATGTTGAGACATTTCGACCCTCTTGCTTAGAGTAGAACCCTGATAACTTTTCAAGCAGAGGAATACCGGCATAGGCAATCTGACGAAGTTCCTTACCATCGAGCCAGCCACGAGCCTGTACCTGGCCAAACGCCAATGCGATACGGTCAAAGCTGACACCAAGACCGGAAGACATATCTGCAAGCCTCTTGGTTGTGTCATAGAGCTGGTCGTACTCAACTCCATACGCAGCCAACTGCTTAACGTCTCGGTTCAATTCAGAGAACGTAAATGGCGAATTAAGAGCAAGTTCCTTAATCTGATTGAACATTGTATTCGCATTCTGCATGTCACCAAGGATTGACTGGAGAGCAATATGCTGCTTCTCCATCTCACCACCAGTAGTGATGATGCTCATAGCGAACTGCTGTGCGCCGAACACAAGACCTCCCTGCAAGAAAAGTGACTTCAAATCCTGTACGGTTGAGTTCAACTTTCCTGCATGACTGTTAGCTTTCTCGAAGCCGCGAACCAGTTGAGATTGAATCTTAGCTCCTGAGTCAACGATTGCCTGCTGACGCTTCTGTTCAAGCTCAACACCTCTTTGAATTTCTCGGTTTATTGCCTTCTGGTCTTGAAGAACCCTTGATGCCAATGTGGTATCGTGACCGCTACCGATATTACCAAGCATACCAAGGCTATCTTTCCAATTTTCAGAATTAAGCCTATCCTTGATAGTTCTGAGACCTCTCATTATGGAAATGAGCCTATTAATCTCTGCTTCTGCCTTACTTACATCTGCTCCGACAGAAATTCCTCGGCTGTATTCAGAGCGAAGCTGGCGAACCTTATTGCCGAGAGAATCATACCGACGCTCCGTGTTCTTCAAATCATTCTGGCGTTGCCTCTCTGCCTCTTTTGCCTCGCGTGCTGCGTCCTTTATAACCTTTGCATAAGTATTTGCTTTATCTATAGCATTAAGATACCCGGAACTCTTTACGAGATCAGTTGCTGTGAGTCCTGTGATAGGATGAATACCTCTGTTATTCCTGATCTGTTCTAACTCAGTTCTGTATTTAGACAGTTCTGACAACGACTGACGTATGTTGTTCGTTGAATCGACGCCAAACAGCTGTATTCCTTCACCATGGCGTTTGTTGATTTCGTCAATAATAGAAGATAACTTATAAAGTTCTCTCTCTGCCTTGTTTGCCTCAGTGGAAACACTGTTAGGGAATATGTTGAATCCAGCACCTTCCTTAGACACCTCTCCGAGTATGCGGCCTATTTTATACAACCCGTCCTGGACAGACTCCAACTGCTGGAGTTTTTTCGAACTAAAGAAATCTTCGCTTGAAAATACACCAATGTTACGATGTAATTCTTTAACAAAGTCGTTTAACTTTTTTAAACCTTGACCTCCCTTATCTCCAATACCCTTCGTTGCTTCGGATATTGCTTCCAAAGCATTCTGTGCCTGCTTACCAGTAGAATCAACCTTGTTTAATTCTCTGATAATCTTTTTGGTTTCCTCTTCAATTCTCGATTTTAGAGTGAGCGAGAAACTGAGGTCTCCCATATTTCCACCTGCCATATCCTGAATATTTTTAAATTAGAGTTTATTGTTTAAGTAATCAGCAAGACTTATCTTCTTGCCAACGAGGCTTCCCTCATTCTTCTTTTTCTCCACCCACCTGTCGTAGAGGTCATCCATCTCCTTCTTGGTGTGCTTCTTCGGACCACCTTCCTTCTTGGTCTTAGGATAGACGACAAGAGGCTGGTCTGCAACCATGAGGTCAATCTGTGCCGATGAATAGCCCCACCAGTAGTCGTAGGCTGCGATGAAGTACTTACGCTGAAAGAGGAAGCCGAACTTCTCAGCTAGTGAGAAGGCTGCTCCCCAGCTTGTTCTGCTTGGATAGCTTTTGCTTCGCTCCTCGTCATCGTCATCATCACGTCCGTCATCCCGGTCGCTAATATGGTAGCCAGTGAGAATGCGTTCGATGGAATTTTTTTTTTAGAAACATCGAGAACTCTCAGAACCTCGGCCACGTCCACATCATTGATGTAGTAGAGCCAGCGCCAGTAGATCCAATACAGGAATCGAATCTTCCAGATGTTGTTGAGGAGAATGCATACACAAATCTTGACGTTGCGCTTCCATTCGTTCTTCTCCTTTGCCCTGATATGAGAACACCTGCTCATGGTTCCCTTGCGAAGCCAGCCGAGCTTGTGCTTCTTTCCACGGAACACGAACTCGGTAGGCTCGTCGTGCAGCACGCTGTCAAGCAACTCCTGCAAGTCCACTGAAGGCTGCTCTATTTTCTTTTCTTCTGCCATGATTGTATGCTATTAAATGAAGAAGGGCGGCACGGCTGTTGATTAGCCTGCCGCCCAACGGTTTGTTATCCTGAATCTAATTACCTAAAGAAGCTTTTTTCTCTTGATTAATCACCAGTGCCTGGTGTCCCACTAGCTGGAGCCTTAGTAAGCCAAGCGATGCTACGCTTACCTGCACCCTCAATAGAACCTGAGAACTTGAATGCAACTGGCTCAGTACCAGAGTTATCCCACTGCAAGGTAGCGTAGAGAGCGATGTTGGTAATAACCATGAGGTTCTCCTTCTCGTCGTCAACAATAACGATAGTACCCTTGATCTTGAACTTCTTAGGCTCAACAGCGATACCTGTAAAGCCGGTAGTAGCGTCGAGAGTTGCGTCACCTGTACCATTCAGGGTAACCTTGGTCAGCTCTGTGATAGCATCCTCGCCGAACATAATTGTCAGCAAGCTCTTTGCCTTTGAAGGAACAACGAACTCTACGTTGAAGTCGCCGAGCTCTGCTGTAGTTGCCCAGTCGCCTGCAAGACCGATAACCTTGTAGTGGTTGATGGTTGGGTCATCCATTGTCGCCTTCAGCGAGTCAACTGTAACAGGAAGCTCAACCTCTGGGGTGATGTCAACTGTAGCCTTGCTCAAATCGGTAATAGCCTTTGAGTAGAGCAGAGTTTTAGGACCATTGAAAATGTCCTTCATCTTGTCAATAGTTGTCATATCCATAATCTAAAATATTTTAAATTGTTATACCTGAATTCATGAATACTTATTTCGTACGTAACCTTCCTTGTATGATCGTCACGGAAAAACCTGCGCCGTCGTCTGTCTGTAGTGTTATACGAGGATTGGAAACAATGAGATTTTTTGTAGAGATTGGGAATTTATCCATAATTTCCTGGACTTTCTCGTCAACGCTAGATACATCAAGTGCGTGCGGGTTGCTTGCCGAATTCTTATCGCGCACATACAATTCGATTTGAGCTATAGTGGTGAAATCATTGTAAGCTCCACTTGAGTTCATCTCGTTATTGTAGATACTAGATGGAAAGTATACCACGATGTAGCTGTTGATTTTCGTATCAACTGCTTTTGGTCGGCTCCGGGAGTAGAGCTTGTCGCAAATCCCCTTCATTGCATTACCGACATCGAAATATAGAGTCTTAATACTAACCATATCTTACATCGTTCTAAAGTATCTAACCAAATATTCTCTAAGAGAGGTAATCACGTCGTGACCTCTCTTCACCTCGACAAACTTAGCGTAATCCACACCGGCAACAAGGAGCATCTGCCATGTGGCATCGTACTTTCCTTTGTTGTGTTCCCTGGAAACAAGTTCATCCCACGCCGCGTTTGGACCATATTCACCACCTTCTCCGTATTCGCCCTTGTAAGGTCTTCTTCCGCTGTCTTTGAAGGAGAATGAACTGCGATAATACTTATCGAGGTTGTATCTCTCTCCGGCAGCAAGGGTTACTCGGGTTGGCTCTGGGCCTGGAGCATAATGAATCGACTGCAATGAGCCGTTGTAATATGTACCGATGGCTGTTGACTTGTATAAGTTACCGGTTACGTCATCATAGTTTCGATACTTGTCAGCAGCCTTCATTGTCATTTCAGCAGCATGGTCCATCTTCTGCTGCATCTTTGCTACAGCCATCTGACGGATTTTCTTCTCGACCTGTAAAAACTGACCTGATAAACTTGTCATAATCTAAACCCTTGTCAAACTCCAATACACAACAGTCCTGTTATTATCCGGTTCACAGTCCTTAACCATACCTACCTCTGTATTGTTGCCGACAGTGGAGTAGATGGTGTCGCCGTCAAGAGGACATCTGTCAGCATCCCATTCGTCATATCTGACCGGAATCGATGCCTTCCTCTTGTTCTGGTCGACATTCTTGTCTCCCTCTGTAGTGGTATCTGTGTAACTGCGGCCTTCGCCATAGTAGAGAATGATTTCCTTGTCCTCGCCAACTGGAGCATCATCATCGGCAAACGGGTCATCAGGGTCGGCTTTTCCGACGACCTTCCTCACGATCTTGATGATGTGAGGATATCTTGGGTTTCTGATGTTTTCCTTTTCCATACGCCTTATTTGATGATGTGAGGGAGAGGTTCTACCCAAGGAGAATAATTCGCCCTCTTTACTCCGTGGGAGGTCACCCGGAAGGTGGACTTCTTCTTGAGCATCGAATCAGGCTCCAGCTCTGCATAGATAGCGTTAGCCTCTGCCTTCATCTCGCTCCTGTCGTTGTCCGACATATCATAGCCACCTCCCGAATGAGTCCATCCGTTATCGGAATCGGAGGTGTTGTTCACCTTGCTCGGACCAAGAACAAACCATTTCAGCATGTCGGCATAGGCAAGTCTCACCTTGTCCTTGTCGCAGGCTTCTAGGTCTATGCCATTTTCAAGCTCCCTGTCGTGCATGATGCCCAACAGAGCCTTCATCGGCATCTCGAACTTCACCTTATTAATAAGGTAGTCGTTCACAGTGTAAATGTTCATCTCCGAATCCATAGTCATACAATCTAGTTACGTTAATAGTTCCAAGACCGAAATTAATCAGCCTTGGTAATGTCCATAATGCAATGGTCTGGGAAGTCGATGAGAGCTGGGCAAGCAGAGAACATGATGTCTGTGTGCCACTCCATGTACTTACCGTTTGGAACTACTGAGTTCATGAGCAGACCGAGACCATCGTTAGTTGTACCGAACACGGTAGAGATAGCCTTGTTACCAGCATACTCAATCAACTTACGATCGAGACTGTCTGTGCGCTCAAACTCACAAGCATCACCGGCAGGACGGAGAACAACGATGTTGTCAGACCAACCCTGCTTGTACTCATCGGTTGTATGAGTAAGGTTGCGCTCCTTCTCGGTCACAATCTCGATAGGAGATACACCCTCGAAGTCAACGAATGCCTGGATGAACTGTTCCTTGCTGATAGGAATTGTCTTGGTAGAGGCAATGTAGTTCAGCTGGCGGTAATTGGTAACGAGCTCGCGGACCTCTGCGTTCTTCAAGAATACATTGTAGAATGTATTGCGAGTCATCTGCCACTTCAGAGCGCCGTCGAAACCGCCTCGGGTCTCACGATACTTAGCCTCCTTCTCCTTCATGTAGGTAAGGATGGTAGCAGAAGGGTCAGTCCAATTCTTAGCACCACCATTGATGAAGTTGTCGCCATACTCGATAGGGTCGATAGCCTTGTGCAGCGGAGTGGAGATACCACGACCAATGCCGGAATAGTCGATCTTACCGGTAGACATCAACTGAGCGGTCATAAAGTTCATTGTCGCATCAACAGAGTCGATACGGGTCTGAACCTCATCACACCAGTCTGCCAAGATATCGGCATCGTTACCGAACTCCTCGAACTGCTTGATGCGTGCGTAACGCTCAACTGCGGTCTCAACGTAACCAGGAGTGATGAAGTCTGGGATAGAAGCGGTGTACCACTTATGTCCGTTCTTATCCATCTGGTTAGAATCACCGAGAGGAGCACGGAGGTCAGCCATAGGAGCTGCCTTCAGCTTGCGAGCCTTAACGTTGAATGTTGCCAAACCATAGTTGTCGGTAGTTGTCAGGAACGAAGCGTTGTGTCCCTGTGTCTTGTACCAACCGTAGTTAGTGAAAAAGATTTCCTTTTTATCAAGGAAACTCTGCAAATATGCCGTATTCTCCTGAGAACCGAAGAACTTAGCAAGTCGCGAATTATTAAAATCAAATTTTGCCATAATCCTGAATCAATCTTTAAGGTTAATAATTAGAGATGGAACCATCCGTTAACGCGACTCTTGTTGAGAGCCTTGATTGCAGGAGGGATAGGAGACATCCTGTCGATGTACATAACTGTGTCGTCGTTAGCAAGGAATGGAGTAAGCAAGTAGCGAGAACCATCCTCGAAATCGTCACCAGGAGTGAACAGGAAGTCGTAGTCGCACTGAGCATAACCGTTAGGATTGGTTACCATAGGCTTCTGTGCCTCGCCGGCAGCTGCTGCTTCTACGAGTATCGCATCCTTCGCTACAACACTGAGTGTTGCGGACAAAGTAAGCTTCCATACGTCTGCGCCAGCCTCGGTTGTCTTCTCGACACCAGTAACCGTAACTGCTGTACCTGTGCCATCGAGAGCATCAGGGGCTACCATGATGTTATCTCCAATGAACGGTATGTGCTTGTAGCCATCACGTACAATAAGGAGTGTTGTGTCAGTATCACCGGTCTTCTTTGCGCACTGGTAAGACTTAAGAATCTTAACTGTTGCGCCTGCGTTGCCATAGATGCCAGGATCATACTCCAGGAAGTCACCGGCGTAAATCTTTGCAGGACCCTTGAAAGGGTTGAGCAACTTACCACCAGTTGTAGGAGTACGGAAAGCATCCTTTGCGGCGCCAATCAACTTGACGAATACATAGCGGATACCGCCGATTTCGCCACGAGCCTGGATGAGGGAACGACCTGGCAAGAAGCCGCTACCATTCATCCTTTCACTGTAATAAGGAGAAACTGTTCCCATAATCAATAATTAAATTTGTTATCCTGAATACTAATTGTTATTCGTCTTTTGGCTTGTGTCGAGATCTGATAGCTACAACGTCATCGAACTCGTGTTCGTCTACTGTTCCGGTTCCTCCGGCTCCGCCACCTCCGCTTCGAGGCTTGGTATCTGGATTGATACCAGCTTCCTTGAGGTCAGCATTGTAAAGAACCTCTGCCTTACCGACAAGATCCTTAATGTCTGCTTCACCATCAGGAATCTCAAGCTTATCCAAAGCTGTCTTAACGAAAAACGAATTCAAAGGAATGTTGGCTTTCTCAAACTTAGCCTTAAGACCTTCCTTAATGGAGTTCACCAACGCCTTCTTTGCGTCAGCTGCTTCCTTCTGCTCTCGCGCCTCACGCTCCTTCTTGACTTCGCCAATGAGCTTTTTTGCCCACTCAGGCATATCCTCTTCGTTAGGAATTTCGTCTTTTTCCGGCTCTTCCTCGTCAAGCTCAGTTTCCTTTGCCTTCTGACGTTCTTTCGCCTTCTTCTTGTATTCCTTAACCTGCTGAGAAACGTCAGAATGGAGATTACCGTCCATGCGTTTCAAGCGATTTGTAACCTTGGTTACCAACTTAGCGTTTGTAGCTTCGTCTTCACCAAAATCTTCGAGTACGTCATCAAGTTCTTCATTGATGGTTTTCTCGCTAATTGTCAACTTGGTACTACCGAGTTCCTTGTTGACCAATGCTAAGAGTTCTTCTCTTGTCATGTTGTTTTTTGATTAAAAATGTTATCCTGAAGCGGTTCTTCCACCTCAAAAAATGTATAAATATACCTTTTATTTTGCAAATATATGAATAAATATGCAATTATCCAAGAAAAATTGTATATTTTTGCAGTACTAAATGAATATTTATGCAAAAGGAAGTATTTTCAGGATTAAAATTGGATAACGGAGAGCCTATTTATACTCAAGAGTATATCCAATCATTAAGAGACGCCGATAAGAAGCATCCCGACAAGCTGAAGATTATAGCTCAGCGTGGCGGTCAGGAGGATATGCTCTCAATCGACGCAGATATAAAGATTTGTGGCGGCAGTCGCGGTGGCAGTAAAAGCTTTAGTTCTCTTATGGAAGTTCTGAAAGATATCAAAAATCCAGACTTCCATGCAACCATCCTCCGTAATGAAAAAGATGACTTGCAGTCCTTGGTAACAGACTCTTACAAATTGTTCTCCCAATTTGGAACTTACAATAAGTCACAGAACGATATGACCTGGAACTTCGACAACGGAGGATGGCTCAAATTCTCGTACTACGCAGGAGCCTATCAGGATTTTAAGACACGATTCCAGGGACGACAGTATGCATACGTCTGCATCGACGAGGGTACTCAATGCCCATATAAGAAGTTTAAGTACCTCTTGACAAACAACCGAAACGCAGCTCACATACGAAACCGCTTCTGGATTACCTGTAACCCTGACCCTGAATCCTGGGTACGAAAGTTCATCGATTGGTGGGTTACCGACGAAGGATATATAGATCCGGAAAAGAATGGGGTTATTCGTTACTGCTTCATGGATGGTGATACGCCGGACTCAATCTACTGGGGCGATACAAGAGAAGAGGTATACGAGCAGTGCAAGGGCATTATCGATAGCCTTTGGAAGGATAGCTATGAGGAACTTGGTTATACAAAGCTCGAAATGTTCATCAAGTCGGCAACATTCGTTCGCGCCGACGTATCAGAGAACATCAAGCTTATCTCTACCGATGCTTCATATCTCGCCAACCTTGCCCAGCAGGATGAGGAACAGCGTATGCGAGACCTTGAAGCCAACTGGAATTGGAAAGCTGCCGGAGATGACATGGTCAAAATGGAAGACCTTGAAGAAATATTCGATAACTCCGAACAGACAGGAGACGGAAAGCGCAGAGCTTCTGCCGATGTCGCATTCACCGGCGGCGATAACTTCGTGATGTGGCTCTGGGAAGGATGGCACTGCAAAGACTTGGTTGTTCTGAGGCTGGACCCTAAGACGCTCGTTTCTGTAGTTGAGGCCAAGCTGAGAGAGTGGGGCGTTGAGGAATGCAACTTCACTTACGACATGCAGGGCATAGGTCAGTACTTCAAGGGATTCTTCAAGGATGCCGTCCCATTTAACAACCAGGCAGCGCCTATACCTCAGAATCATCAGGAAGAAGAAGGAATCAAATACCTATATAAGGATTTGAAGTCTCAGTGTGCGTGGTTATTCTATAAGATGATAAAGGAGAAGCAGATTTCCATCGACTCGGCCCTGCTTGAAAGAAAGTATTCAGGAAACGGATTTGACAAGGTTCCTCTCAGACAGATTCTTCAGAAGGAGCGTAAGATGCTCCGGCGTGACGAGAATAGCGATGATAGGGGATTCAAGCTATTACCTAAGAAGATTGCCAAGAAATATGTCGGGCACTCGCCTGACTTCTTTGAGTCTTGGTTCTACGTAATGATATTCAGTTTAACAAAAAAGAAACATAAAAAGGTAAAAGGATTATGGAGAATTTAAATTTTAGAGAAATACTCGTAAAGAAGCCATTCTACGAGCTTAAGCCTGACGGATACATGAGTCATGGCACTTTCTCCGACAAGTTTGGTGATAGGAGTATGCAGAATATGCCTTACGACCCTTGTGTATGGAGAGTAAAAACCCAGTCCGACTTCCTTCGTGAGTACTTCACAAGCGGACACAGAATCTGGGACAAGAATGCGTATCCGGATATAATCAAGGAGAATCCTGATTGGGACCCGGAAGATCCTTCTACCGGCAATCATTATTACTTGCAGCCTATTACAAGATGCGCATTTGCTTTCCAACAGGTTATCGCAACAAAACACACCTTACACCTAACCGGAAACGACATTCAGTTCGAGCTTGCAGACAGCACAGATGAGCTTGAAGAGGAAGAGGAATCCCAGAAGAACCTCAATGTCTTCAAGAAGGGATGGCTTATGCACAATATGGAGATTGCGTTCTTTGAAGCGGTAAGCTCTTACATGATCGTTGCAGAAACCGCTACAGTTGGCTATATCGACAAAGGAAAGTTCGGAGTTAAGGTTCTGTCATTCAAGAATGGCGACTACCTTTATCCTCATTATGATTCAATAACCGGAGAACTCTCTGTGTTCGCCCGCAAGTATTACGACTTGGATGAAGACGGAAACACTCAGATTGAGTGGGTTGAGGTCTGGGATGATACCTATTATTATAGGTTCAGAAATGATGTTGGTAAAAAGAGCGTAACTAAGAAGGCAGCGAACCTCATTAAGGGATTGTTCGGAATGAACGGATATGCTCTTGCCGAAAAGAAAGAACATCACTTCAATTCAATTCCGGTTGCATACATCAGAAATGATGAGGGACCATGCTGGTCCAATGTTCAGAAGAACATCGAAGATTACGAGGAGGCATTCTCGTATCTTTGCGAGAACAACAAGGCGTACGCTTTCCCTGTATTCTACGTAAAGGGTGATGGTGAGGAGATTACCATTTCTGGCGACGATATGACTGGAGCCGCCAAGGTTATCGCTATGAATAGCAAGGATAACGATGCGGGATTCCTCAATGGAACCGATGCATCAGAAGCTTTTGCTACCCAGCTCAACAAGTCGTATGACCTCATCTATGAGCTGTCATTTACCGTAAAACCTCCCGAGCTGAAGTCAGGAGACCTCCCTGGTGTAGCCATCAAGCTTCTCTATTCTCCTGCATTAGAGGTAGCCATGAATGATTCTCAGAAGTTGCAGCCATTCCTTGATAAGCTGGTAGAAATTGCCAAGTTTGGAATCGGCCACGAAAACAATGCGACGGCTTCTATTGTTGGTCTCGATATCAATGCATGGATTGAGCCTTATACACATCAGAACAAGACTGAACTTCTTACAAATCTTGCAACTGCCGTTCAGAACGGATTCCTATCGAAGCAGACTGCATCGGAGCGTTGTCCTGACTTCCCAAAGAATGCCGAGTGGGAGCGTATCTTACGAGAGAAGAAAGAGGAGGACCAGCAAGACCTTCTTATGGATATTCAGCGTGCGGATAATGAGACAGAGAATGCTATCGAGGAGGAGAGGGCTACTGCGCGAATCAATAAACAGCAGGGTGGTAACGACATAAACACCGGCGGTGGTCGCAAGGCAGGTAGGCCAAACCGCAGTGGCAAGAAATGGGACAAGAATCACAACAATGACGTGGACGACAAGGATAATTGGAAGCACTACAACCAAACCCATTAATAGCCTATGGATGAATTAAAACGTTCTGTCGATTACAGCAGAAAGCGCTTGCAGGCAATCCGAAACTGCGAGAGCCACATATCAGATATTCTCTGGAAATCGACACAGAAGATAATTACCGCAAGTAAGCGATACAGAGGTGCGGGCAGGCTCACAAACGAGTCAGCCCTGCTCTCTTACGCCAAGAATGTTACTGCTGAGGCAGAGGAGAGTATCAACAGCTACATCTCTGCTTACTCTGAGGCTTCGTGCAAGATTCTCGGGATTGACAGCGAGAATATAGAATCATTTCTCGTCAGCGACATCTACGGAAAGACGACATCCGAAAGAAACGCCGTCTATCTCGGAAACTTTGCTGAAGATATTGTAAGGATGATCAAGGCAGGAACCTTGATGGGATATTCTGACCAGCAGCTCCTATCTTCCATCCGAACCGGCTACAAGGACCCATATCACACATCAGTCATTACCAAGGCGAAGAGAAAGGACATTAATATCGATGTTCCTTCTTACGGAAAGGGCTACAACAAGAACGCCTATCAGAACATCGTAAGAAACGCTTCTCATGTGATTGCTTTAGCGTGGGGACAGGCAGAACAGGAGTATGGACTGGAGAATGGAGCTGTCGGGTACTTCGTTCACAGAGGCAGTAGCTACAACTGCCCGGTGTGTGATGACCTATGTGGGTATATACATCCATTAGATACGATGGTTATCCCGGCGCATGTTTCGTGCAAATGTAGAGTTGAGTTCGCTTTTCGGAGAAAATAATAAAAAATACCGTATAAATATGCAGTTAATTGCATAAATATGCGGCATTTTTCGTATATTTGCATTGGGATAGGTTGGAGTAGCTACCAACTGATAAGGCTAACTCAGTGGGCCTTCCCTTTCTTTTAATCACTGAGGTAACTTTTAAATTCACTGAGGATGGATAACAGTATTGAAATTTGGAAAGACATTGAAGGATACGAAGGTATGTATCAGGTTAGCAACATGGGAAGAGTTCGCGCTTTAGACAGAGTGAAACCGAACTCTGGTGGACAAATCGCAAAAGGACATATCCTGCCACATAGCGACAATGGGCATGGATATCACTTTGTCTCACTTTGGAAATTCAATAAAGGAAGACGATTTTATGTCCATCGACTTGTTGCATCTGCATTTATCCCAAATCCAAACAACTTTCCGATCATAAATCACAAGGATGAAGACAAGTCAAACAACAGGCATGATAACTTAGAGTGGTGTACTCAGAAGTATAATGCAAATTACGGAACCCATACTCGAAGAGTAAAAGAGTCATATATAGCAAATGGCAACAATAGGTCTATTGACGTTTATGACATGAAAGGTACATTCCTAAAGACTTTCGATTGTAGCAACGAGGCTTGCGTAGAGCTAAACGTTAACAGGAGGGCTTTGTATAGCGTTTGCCAGGGTGTAGTAAAGAGTTGCAAAGGATACAGATTCGCGTTCCACGGAGAAGAATTGAAACCGTACGAGCAAAAGAACAGGAACCATCATGTATCAGTGTTTCAATATGACAGTGAAGGCTATCTTTCAGCATGTTATGACAGTATGAGAAAAGCTGAAAGAGAGAACAACCTTCATCGCGGTTTTCTGCGTATGAACAATATTAGGCACAACGGGAACATCGTAAAGAATGGCTATAGATATATCATTGTATAAGGTTTTGTATATATAAAAAGAAATGATATGATAAATTCTGAATTAAATTTTACTTTAGAAGAGATTCTCCCGAAGTTCCAGAAAGACTTCCAGGAGAAGATAAAGCACTCTGTAGAGCTGCTGAGAAAGGCGGAGAAGCTTGCACTGGCATACTCGCCTAACGAAGGCTTCTATCTATCGTTCAGTTCAGGCAAGGATAGTCAGTGTCTTTATCACATTGCCAAGATTGCAGGCGTGAAGTTCAAGGCTCACATGGGGCTTACGTCTGTTGACCCTCCCGAGGTAATCAAGTTCTGCCGCGAGCAGTATCCTGACGTAGATATGATAAAGCCGAAAATCAGCATCTACAATCAGGCTCGCAAGGAAGGTATGCTCCCGACAAGACTGATACGATGGTGCTGCCGAGTCTATAAAGAGGGCATCGGTGCAGGCAACGTTGTTCTCATCGGAATCCGTCACGCAGAAAGCAGGCAGCGTTCGGGTAGGAGTGAGGTTGAGATTACCAACCATAAGTACAGCGGCTCCCTTGAAGGTCTTGACGAGTTCCGTGATAAAAGGAACGGTCAGAAGCGTGGCCGTCCAACCCGGTGGGGCATCCACGAGATTAACATCACCAATGCCAGCGATGAGCGTACCATCGGCTGTATCCGAGGCTACGAATCGCTTCTCATCTCTCCAATCATAGAGTGGACCGATGATGAGGTATGGCTATTCTTGAATACACTCGGTATCAAGCATTGTAAGCTGTACGACGAGGGCTACTATAGGATTGGCTGCCTGTGCTGCCCTATGCACAACTATAAGCAGAAACTCGCCGACTGCAAACGCTATCCGCATATCTATAATAGTTGGATTAAGGCCATCAAGGATATCCAGGCTAGCGGAAGGATGATAGACGAAGGATTGTCGCCGGAAGAGGTGTTCGACTATTGGATATACGGCAAGTCTATCAATGTATGGAGAGAACACCGCAGGCAGCAAACGTTGAACTTTTAAATATCAAGATTATGATTGAAGAAACAAAAGGATACACGTTATCCGTCGATACGTACAAGAAGGCGAAGGCTCTCAAGATGAAAGACCCTCGCTATTACATCTACGCCAGTCTCCGTGGCTCAGGAATGCCTATCCGTGACAGTTGGGCAATCGCCTTTCAGGGAGAAGGATTCAACTGGGAGAAGTCTTTCCTTGAAGGAGAGATGAACAAGCTCGAAGCCCAGGAGTCCGTTCAGAAGAGAATCGCAGAGGTGCAGGGAAAGAAAGTGAAGAACGAGAACGCCGATGAGCTCACCCAGGAGGAACTTATTAAGGCTACCTCAAAGGAAGAAATCCTGAGAAACCTCGTTATCGCTCAGCGAAAGCAGAAATTTGGCTCTCCAGAGTGGCAAAAGACGACAGCCATGATAGCAGACTATTCTAAGATTAAGCAGGATGAAATTGATACGGAAAACAATGTGGTCCATTACTACATTCCTCTGTCAATGCCTCGATGCTGCGAGGACTGCATTATCTTTAAAAATGGCCAGGCGACATTCCAAAAGAAGAAGAAATAGTTAAATTCGTGTTAAAGTAGCTTTGTTTTACTAGAATTTCTGCAAAACCAAGTACCTTTGCAGACAGATATACGTTCACAGATTCGTTCTGCTGTTCGTAATTCTGTTTAATTGGTTACGAGGGGTGGTGTCTTCACAGATGCCACCCCTCACTTTTATATTATGAAAGTAGAAGAAAAATATAAACTCAATCAGGGATACTTCTCTCCGGTGATGAGTTCAAGCGCAATTCGCACCTGATCTTCAAGCATATCGTCATTAAACGTAGGAAGAACGCCGTATGATGGCAGTTTCTTCGTCTCTGCGGCCTCCAAAATGAACTGGAGTGCCTGCACTAGGGAAGTGTGGTCTTGAACGACCTCAAGCAATTTATCGCTCATCCTTGCCTCCTTCCTTTTTAATCTGTTCTGCCATCTCAAGAAGAGTCTCGGCGTGCTTGTCTCGGTCGATGACTTCCTGCACGGCCTCATCGCTCTCCTTGCGAAGCTGCTCTTCAGTCTTGCCCTTGTCAGCAGCAGCATTCAGTCTAGCAGACTCACGGGCAATGTATTCGTCACGAAGCTTCAACTTACCTGCCGTGTATTCTGCATCGCCAGGAAACGATGTATCCGCATACATAAGCTGGGCAAATGCCTCGATGATGTTTCCATCATCATTGGAGAACTCATAATGGTCTCCTACAGCAACAGGAACACATTCATCGAGTGCAGCGTACATGGATGTACCGATAGAGTATTCAACACCCCATGTACCGGCAATGTTCGCAATCTTGATGAAAGGCAGAGAGCCTCTCTGTAAATGCTTCTTGATATCAGCAGGAATATCCTCTCTGAGTGAAGCAACTTCTTTCTTAGACAAGCTCTTACTGAACTTCAGCACGGTGAAGTGTCTTGTCTTGATAGTCTTTCCAAATGGTAATGCCATGATAACAATATTTTAAAGTTCAACTTTTATTTCCTTATACTCGAAATCTGTGCAAGATGGATTCTCCTCAGAAGTAAACCTAATCTCATTAGGGTGGTTACAAGCTTCATCCTTAAAGAAGAAACAATCCTTGCACGTATATACCAGCGGAATAATGTCTCCGCAGGCATCATCGTCAGGATTTACGTATGTATATAAGTCTTTGCCCATGCAATATGGGAACTCAGAATCTTTATCATTCAACAATACGCAATCCTTACAAGTGTATTTAGTCTGTGCCATGCTCCTTGCGTTTTTATCCAAACTTAAATATATAACCACCTACATGAGAATACTTATTAGAGCCATTACACATTCCGCTAATGTTTCCCATACTGAAACCTGTTCTTCTAGCCGCATCATGCACGCTACAGAACGTTTCTATTTCTTTACCATCAAGAGAAAACATTTTCACACATTTCCCTTTTTTGGGGTGACGATGTTGGTAATCAGATATTTTTGTATTTCTGTTACCATAGTTTGCGTTATATTTAACATCGCACCATTCGAGATTTTCAACACTATTATTGTGCTTATTTTCGTCAATATGGTTTATTGGGGTAATGTGCTATCCCCTAAGAAAGTCTTAATCACAAGACGATGGACATATACGCTCTTCTTCTCACCGTTATCATAAATGATGCAGCATCTTAAATATCCGTTTTTATTTTCCGATTGCTTTAGGATTTTTCCCTTCACAAACACGACATCATCCTTTCTATTTTTTCTCTTACGCGAAGAATATCTATCCGATGTTCTTACTCTTCCTAGAGAAGAAACGTAATAGTTACTGCATCCATTTATCAACTTCCATTGTTCGTATGGAAGAGTGTCATCTATTCTATTTTTCCATATTTCTTCCATTTAATTTATTTATTTCGTCATTAATATAAAAAATTGCCTTACGCAAGTCCTCGATGCGCTTCTCAGTCTTGGTCTTGTTGCCATCCACCTTATCCTTGCGCAAGAGATACTTGATAGCGTTCCCTGTATTGAAGTCAAGGTGTCTGCAAATATCCAAGGGTTCAACACCGCACAAATCTTTCAACCACGCGTAATGGGATGGGTGAGATACTTGCTCTGCCTTTCCGTTTGCAGATTCTCCTTCACCTTTCGTTACTATATCGAACTTTGTACCAAACATCATAATATCTTCCTCGCGAAAATGAGCGAAATACTTGTAATCTGTGCTAACAGATGTACATATATAAACATCAGCATCCTTTCTCTCGGCATTGAACAGAATAGGGGTGCTGCCGTCCTGAATACCTATCGGGTCAAAATTGCATTTTAAGCAATCATTTCGTGTGATGTAAAATCGCAGCCCAACCTTAATATCTTCTTTCTTAATCATAAGCTATTTCTCCTTATCTTTAATTTCAATAAAATCACCAATGCCCAAACGAGCCTTGTTGATGCAAGAGGCAATCCAGCCAATCAGATAGGCAGAAGGCTCGTCGCCGTGCTCCATGCCAATGGCATCCTCGATGGCATCGCAGGCGTGAGAAGCCTCATGGCAGCAGTAGTCCATCGACATATCCTTCGAGCATTGAAACGAGACTAGAACACCACGTCTATTGTCGCTCTTTCTGACAGCATCTGAATACGTAACGCCGCCGTAATCTCTATCGGAAGCATTGCACCCATCAAAGCAGGAGTCTATCAGCTCTTTCAAGTCTTTACCGATGTGTACCCAAAGCTTCAATGGGTATATTCCATTACTGTATTCGTAATATCCTTTCTTCTTCATATTCTCAACTATTTATGGTTATACTTATGCCCGCAGTGAAACATATTGCACAGATTGCACCTGTAGACCGTCATTCCCTGCTCGATGAGCTTCGGGTGAGTCTTCAGGAACTCCCAAGCATCATCCTCAGTCTCGTATGCGACCTTCGCCTTCCAGGAATGAACCTTCTTAGTCCAATGCTCAGGGTCCGGCTTAAACGGAGGTACTTTATTAGGATTGTGATGTCTTCTCATAGGCACTTGAATGAAACGCTGTTCAACGTTCTGTTCACCGCAATCTCCCTCTCGTTACACATGGTCCTCATGCACTCCAGGGCATCATCGCGGACAGCAATCATAATCTCCTGCATCGAAGCGGTGGCCGGAACAATATTCCCATCAGCCTTCTTCTTCGTGATACGGGATATAATCTCCTTGATATATTCCTTGTCTATCATAGAAATCTGTTTTATAACCGTTAATCATCAGGCTGGATAAAGCTATCCGGCTGCTTGATGTCCTCCTCACCACGCAATTTATTCTTCACGTCATTGATGAGAAGCTCCTGCTTAAGGTCAATCATCTGCGCGCCGTACACCTGATACGTCATTCCGCCCTGTGACCTCTTCTTGAAGAAGCCGTACTTGTCGCTCATATCACGCCCGAACTTCTGAATCGTAGGGATATCCTTCTCCTCGACATCGTTTGCCTTGCAGAACTCGACGAACCTCTCGTACATCTCCTTGGCAAGCATGCACTCCGAAATCTCGCCCCTCGCCTCTTGACTGCACCTCATATCATACGCCCTTATCCAGGCATAGATAGGATTGCTTCCTAGAAGAGAGATGAGCAACTGTCTCCTGCTGCCCTCAGCTGCCGGGAACCTGTACTTCCTGCTTCTCAGCTCCATCGCGCCACGGAATATCCAGTTGAATACTCCGCTCAGCTCTTCACGGATGATCTTGCTCGCCAGCTCCGGGTCCTGCCTCTCCTTTGGGATGGTGACATCGAAGCTCACGTACTGCAAGCGCCTGATGAATCCGAGCGAAGCATCGTCTGGGAACGGAAGCTCATTGAGGTTGAAGATGAGGTAGGGGATTGAGTTCCCCTCCAGAATATCCCTGCCGAGCTTTCTCATCGGGACGGGCTCACCGCTCACGAGTCTCTTGAACATACCGGTATTCTTCCTTCCGAACTTCTTCGGGTCGGAATCGGAAGACCAGTTGAAGATGGCGTTCCTGATGGGATACCTTCCCCTCATTCCCTCGTCACCGTCGGCAGTGAGGTCGGCGTAGTCCATCTTGCTTATCCTGTCCTTGCCGAATATGTTGCAGGCAACGTCGAAGATGACACTCTTTCCGTTGGCTCCCGTACCTATAAGGAGAAGACAGAGCTCAATCTTCGATGATTCCTTCCCCTCGTACGGATTGTATGCAGTACCCCTCTGTATGAGACCGAGACCGAGGAACATCTGGAGGATCATCCTCGACGTCCTGTCTGGGAGGACCTCCTTGATGAAGTTCATCCACCTGTCGCACTTCGCCTTCGGATTGTAGTCGTATGGGTGGTAGTATGTGACATGGTACTCGGGAGAGAACGGCATCACGTTCGGATACTTCAGACCGCTGCCGAAGTCAACAACTCCGTTTGCGAATGCAACGATGTCGAAGGTAGGTCTCAGTATGTTGTAGCACTCTATCACCTCCATGAATGACTTGTTCATCACCGTACTGATGCCGAGCATCGGAGCCATGGCCAGGTCGAGGAGCAGAAGCTGGTAAGCCTGTTCCAAAACTATCTTCGGAACAGCTTCGTATATCTTGCCGTTGAACATGTAGTAAGCACCGTTGTAGTACTTCACCGGAGCCTTCTTCGCCAGACGTCTCATTGACCTGATGAAAGTAGACTTCAGCTTGTTGTACTTATCAGAGTTTGCCTTACCCCAGTCCTGGCAACGGAGCGCTTCGAAGCCGTACTCGTCATGCCTCAAAAGGTCTAGCAACTGAGCGTGCAATGTGTCTATAGCAATACCATTTTCCATTTATGTACAATAATAATATTAATTTTCCGTTATTGTGTAGGATAAACCCCGATAAATAGGGGCTTTCTGAAGGATAACACGTGTCAGGTCGTCCTTATAACATGTCGTCTATAAAATATCGACAATACAAAGATACAGATAATATCCTGAATATCCGGTAAAACCCTAGTAAATAAAGGGTATAAATATACATTTTAGGTATACATTAAATGAAGGATAGGTATACATTTATGGTTTGGTCTGCAAAGTAAGAGTTTATGCTATCAAATGTTAATAAATAACGGATGAATGAATATGCATAATTATCCTTTATGGTAGGAAGTAATTAAACTTTACAAAAAGGCTGAAAAATCGGAAGAAAAAATTTTTAGATGAGGTGACTATCGCGCTGATTTATAGCTATAAAGGGGGTGTGGGTGTGTTTCTTCTGAAATTATTACACTTTATGTCGGTTTATATAGTGTAAACCATCGTGAAACAATATTTTTGTAATTATTCCAAATTGTCGGTTTATATTTATTAAAAATTTATGTAACCCTTTAATAAACAATACTTTATAATTTTGTTTATATTCGTTTTCTTGCATAATTATGCATTATTGCTAATCCGTGAAACATCAAAGTTTATTACAAAATGCTTGACCAAAAAAATGTTACATAATAACGTACTGGTTAAATGTTAAAAAATTAACATTTAGTGTTTATATAGTTAGATATATAGAAGTAAAACGTAATATATTAATACTTTGCTGCAAAGTGTTAAAACTCATAACTATCTATATATCAATATGTTACAACATCTCTAAGGGTTGATTTTTAACATAAAAAATTTGCTTTTATCAATAAATTTTCGTACCTTTGTAGTACAAAAAGAAAGAGATAGGACACTATCTTATAAGTAACATTTAGACAATTTAGATATGAAAGAACTAGAAATTAAAGGTGCTCAGGGTTATGAGCACGCAAGTACTAAGGTTGCTAGTTATGTAACCGAGTGCAAAGGTAGCGCAGTTTTAGCGCAGAGTTTAGAGGTGCTTAATAGCTACAGAAAGAAACTATTAAGCGAGTGCAAAGATAGCGAAGTTGTAAGCGCAAAGAAAGAACTAGAGAAAGCACGTGCTAAGTACAACAAGTTAGCAACAAATTACGTGCTTTCAGATGAAAGCTACTGCAATTTGCAAACTGAATGTGTGCGTTCTGCCGTTAGCGAGTTTTCCCGCAAACATAAACTACCTAATTTCTTTGCGTGGTTTGATAACAACGGCAAAGACAAGCAAACTACTATTATAGATAGTTTGCAGCGTTTAGGTAGTAAGTTGTGCTCATTGCATCAAGCCTTTGCAAGTGGTGCAAAGGTAGCAAAGAAGAAGAGTGAAAGCATAACAGACCTACAAAAGCAAATTGCAGAACTGCAGGCAAAGTTAGCAGCAGCGCAAAAGTAAGTAACACAAAACAGATAGCTAGAGAAAAATCTAGCTATCTAGTTTTCCCACCGACTAGCTAGCAGTTAGCCAGTGGGAAATTTTACTCCAGGTTTTTCAACTTGGAGCGGGTCGTCGTATCCTTATTTTTCCCACACAATTTTGGAAACCTTGTCGTGGTGTGTGGGCTTAACTCAGAGAGAGAATTTATTCTCCCTCAGGGGACTAATTGCCAAAAGTCAAGAGAAGTATCTCAGTAAATCGAGAGTGCGAGAGGCACACCGAGATGGGAGAGAGTAACGTGTTACTCAGAGACATCCATCCGAGAGATACGCAAAAATTCCTGGCGTGAGCGTCGAATGAGATGAGACGGCACGACGGCTAGGGGATTTGTATCATCTAGCGAGATGAGAGTTTATAGAAAGAAATCATAATTCATATTCTATTCGGTGTTGTGAGCCGTTCGGGAGTGGTTACCCGAGAAATCCCAGTGTGTGCAATCACGATTGCAGCGTTCAAGGTACACACTATCCACGCTGACTGAAATCGGTTGCTTGTCATCCGTGCGAGATTTATCTCCTCAGAAATAAACAAGTTGCTGGCAGAAGCATAAAATCTGTAGGGTGTGAGCCACGTAGTTAAGACAATAATGATAAAACGTGGTGCAAAGATGCACATCCTGGCTAACGGGGCGGTGAGAGATCACCGCTCTACAATTATGAACCATTTAAAAATTAGAATTATGAAAGAAGTACATTACATTTGGATAGATTTTGAGAGTTCAACGGGTTCGTCTAAATCGATACTTTTACGTAACGGTTGTTTTTCTCTCGATGGTGCAAAGAAATTCATAAAATCTTTGCGCCCAAAAACTCTGTATGAGAATAGACCAACTTTCTTGAAGGACTGTGTAAAAATAACATTGACCGCACAGAACATTGTCTCGTCTAACACTCTCTACAGAAGAACCATTAATATTGTAGCCTAAAATCTCCCTACGTTTGTAGGGAACAATAGCCAAAATTACAGAATTATGAGTACGATGAGAATTAAATGCCTCGATATGAAAGAGGTAGAGAGTATCATTGCAGATGCTCAGGAGATTTTAAGTCACGTAGAATTCGGGTCTTTGCAGAATGGTGTACTTACATTATTCTGCGTGGCGTGAGCCTAAAAATCCGTAGCCAGTACGATAATTGTCGTGCGGCTACGGAACAATTACCAATAAAATTAGAAATATGAAAACGAGACAGATTATTTATTCAAGTACGATAATTGTGCTTGGATTTATTCAGACATCGCCAATATTCATCTGCTTGGCAAGTACGATAATTCTCCTGAATGTGCTTGGAGTTCTTTATGGGATTCTGCTTGTATATTTGTGGAGCAGTACGATAATTGGCAGGTGGTTCTTCAGGGAGCTGTGGAGATCTACGCTCCGCTTGGAGAATTTCATCCTGCCTGGAGTTTGAGGAATCTGGGAAGTACGAAAATTGTGCTTGGAAACATTTGGCTAAATTCTGCTTGGAGAAATCCAGGCAGTACGATAATATAACCAATTAAATTACAGAATTATGAAACAGAGAATTTTTATCGCAGTGTTTGTTATCGTGTGTCTTGCACTTGTAGCCGTATCCGTTGACAGCGTGAACTGCCACAGAGCAAACGTGATGCTGAGAAAGACAGTTATCAGCCAGGCTAACGAGATTTCAGAGCTTAACGGCTGGCACACGCAAGAGGGAACTACAATGTTCGTAGGTTTCAGAAAGTAGCCAAATCTGAGAGGAGTTTCCGCTCCTCTCTTCTATTAACCAAAATATTAAGAATATGTACAAGACGATAACAAAGGAATTAAGCAAGTGTGAGTTAATTGATATCATGATGGGCATGGACTGCGAGGAAGATATGTGTACACACACATCTATCCAGAGAGTTCTATGTCCTATACAGGCGTGCGATGAGTTCGGCGGCGATCCTGAGGATTCTCGTCCTCTGCTGCCGGGAACATACCTGGCAGTATATCATGACAAGATGGATGATGAGCCGTTTCCTATGTTCGCAAAGATTTGCGCCAACATCATTACAGATGAGAACAAATGTCAGATGCTCATGAACAGAGACGGCTGTATTCTGATTTTCCTGCTCAACAAGTACGAGTAGCCAAAAATGTGCTCAGGCATTTTCCTGGGCATACTATGTAGAACCATTAAACAAATTGAATTATGTTAGACAGAAAATCACAGAAGAATTTTGAGCGTGCGCTTATGCATGAGATGGAGAAGATCAAGATAGCTGCACGCCAGTGGCATAGCAACAATACTAAGGGCTACAGAGATTATCGTAGCAAGAAAACTATCTCCAAGAGTTTCTCTGAGATTGCGGTATTGTGCATGAGCTAAATGTGCGTGGCGATTGTCACGCATACAATTATTCACCAAAAAATATAGATTATGATAGATGAAGAATACAAGGAGAATGTAGAGTACATACTCTCTACGATTTTGCCTAAGTTGCAGGAGATTCAGAGAGAAGTATTGAAAAATCAATCAAGACTGAGCCTTGATGTTAGCGTTAGCAATAAAAACGGCGAAGGGTATATAAGTTGTTTTGCCTGTGTCATGAATGACATGGGAGAAATAACGGATACTTGTTTTCCACGTTTCATCTGCGTATGCAGCAAAGAGGAGATTGACGAGCGGCTTAACGAACTTAAAGAGTTCATCAAGAAGTACATAGCCTGAAAATTGAGGGAGTTTTATCTCCCTCTCCTATAAACCAAAAATGTAGAATTATGAGCAAATGGGTACAATTCTATCACAAGATTAATAAGTTTGACCTTGTGAACATGAGATTTACGGATGATTTCAGTATCGTGGAAATGGTTGGCATGGATTCTATTATGCCTATTGACGGTAGACTTAATCTGTCATCCATACGTGCTGAGATACAGAAGAAAATAGAGAACATGAAGAAAATCGAGAGTTTCGACCCTTGTGCATTCTCCATTCTCACCGGCAGTTCTATCCTGAATGCTTCAGAATCTCCGGTGTACAATCTCTAGCCAAAAAATGGGCAGTACGATAATGTGCTGCCTGCTATTAACCAAAACATATAGAATTATGGAAACAGTAAGAGTAACTGACAGACACGGAATAGAGCGCGCGTGGGATGTCGTAACAGATAAATGTGTAGGCTGTTGTTTCTTAGGCATACACAACGGGACGACGTACTGCTGTCCTAGCCATATCTCGTGTGACAACAAGTAGCCAAATCTGCGGGGCACGTCCTGTGTCCTGCTTCTATTATTAACCAATAAAATTCAGAATTATGACAGACGGAGACAGAAAGTTCCTTGCCAGGCTCGTAGCGAGTCACAAGGCAGTTATCAGCGAGGAGTGCAGACGCAAGAATCTCGACAAGAGCGAGTATTTCAGACGCGTAGCACGTGCAGACAAGAAGGCTCAGGAGATTGAGCAATCGTGCATGCGACCTCGCAAGTTCTAGCCAAACATTCTGTGCAGTCTATCTGCACAGAAACCATGTTAAACCATAAAAATGTAGAATTATGAAGAAAATTGTTAATACATTTACTAAGATTTTCGTAAGAGACGGAAAGCGTCACAGAATTGTCGCTGTCGCTTCTTTAGGTGATGAGTGCAGAAATAACATCTGCACTTTCTCTATTACAGGTCAGATAGATATTTTCTGCTTCGGTTCATGGCACTGCAAAACCTGCGGTTGCATTACAGACGAGATATGCAAATTCTTTCCAGAATTGAAACCATTTGTAAATCTTCACATGTGCAACTACAATGGACAGCCATTCTATACTGTGGATAATGGTATTTACTATGTATCCCAAAGTAAGGAGATTGCTATGCGTAATCTCAGAATTACCGAGGATGAGTACGATGCCCTGCTCCCTGCTGCCGAGCTGAACGACAAGGACTATTTTGTCTATAAGTTATTCAAGCTTGGCATCGTTAAGAGATGGAAGTCTGAAGCTGATAAGTTTATTGAGTTTCTTCTTCGCCAAGGAGGTGAATGGGAGAATCCATACACTATCAGCGACGAAAGACCGACAATTAAGCTGACCGGAGGCATAAGAGCTCTTGTAGAATCCAGACTCAAGAAAGGATACTACACGAAGGAAAATATTGATAAGATATTGCAGCAAAGAAGAGCTGACGAAATCAGCAAGAAACGTCAGTCTATAATTGAAGAGTACTACAAGAAGACCGAAAAAGCTCGCAATGAGCGTGACGTGATGCTTTACATTCTTGACCACGGTCTTTCTATCGGTAACGTGATTTATTACGATTACAACAACACCGTGAAGTTCAACTGGCTCGATTACAAGGAGCAGATTACGAAAGAACAGTTCGAGAATTTTATTGGGAACTTAGATCCCAGCAAGTTGCCTGAGGGTATTAAATTCTCAATCGACATCAAGAAGTAGCCAACCAATCCTCACTCCAACGGGTGGGGATTTCTATTAACCAAATATTAGAATTATGAGTGATTTAGAGAAAATCCTGAATGACGATTTACTGAAGTGTAAAATCGTTGAGTCAGTAGAGAATCCTGTTAGGCGTGTGGACCTCATCAAGTGGACGCACGACAATACATACTCTATTGCAGAGCTACGCAAGGATACCGGTAAGCTAGAGGTCACAGACTTGAAAGCTGCCAGTGGTCTTGAGGCATACAAGCATTTCTACAGAAATTATGGCGACATTGCCATATGTGGCTAAAACTCCCCACATCATCGTGGGGAACCATTATGAACCATTAAACAGATGAATTATGGAAAAGCTATTTTATAAGACGCAGTACAAGCTTACAGTCAAGGAGATTAATGAGTATGCAGATTCTATAGAGGACAAGACCGATATAGATTGCAAAGTGTGTGATTGGATTGACACATTCAAGTGTATGTATTCAATCCACGCTTTCGATAAGCCGTATTATTCAACCGATTTTCCTTATGCCGTAGAATTGACAATCAGCGAGGAGAATGGTCACGTGACGGCTCACGCATACGGTTACGAAGAGTACTGCAAGTGGCAGAAAGAATGTGCCTCAGTTTACAATACGTGGAAACAGGATCCTGATTCCTATATTCCTATGCCTGATATTGCAGAGGCATTCTCATTTGAGTTTCCTGTTACGAGAGGATTCTCTGATATGCCAGACAGATGCGATGTCGCCATATCATCAGACCTCGATATCGTGTGCGCAATAGACGAATATATTGCCGAGCGCGAGGGAAATCAGAAAGTTTATCCCTGGATGCTCAAGCAGGTGATGAGTGCAGATGATTTTGGTGTTACCGAGGAGGAGTACGATATTCTTCTTGAGGAAACATTAGCCTAAAAGTATCCCCTAGCATGGGGGTATTCAATGTTTAACCATTTAAATGATATTAGATATGAGTTACGAATTTGCAAAGAAGGAAATCGGTGATTACAGAATCACCATTTACCAGGATGAGGATGCCGAATGCCCTTGCACAGCATGGGATTTGGTAGGAGTTTACTTCTGGGACTATTCCGACTACGGATACAATAGAGGTCTGTCTCGTGGTTGTAGCAGCGAAGTTGACGCTAAAAATGCAGAGGATGCATTGAAGAATCTAGTTTGTAACTATGTGTCACAAAAGAAGATTATTGATTATATCAATAGTGAAAGCGTCGACAATTACCGTATGCGCTATGACAAGAGTGACCGCATGTGGTATCTTGAGAGTCTGTACAATGGTGAGTGGTATAACCACGAAGAGTTCTGCCCGAGCGACTTGAAGAGATTCGACTATAGAGAAGAACTTTGCGATATCCTCGAAGAGGACGATTTTACGTACCTTCTGCACGACTGTAAGGATATTGCATTCTACGAGTGGTCCTCTACGGGCTACTGCCAGGGAGATTATGTCAGTGGATATGCCTACTGCGACAAGGAGCGCTTCAAGAAGATGGTGGATACGAATACCAAGAACTGGAAGAATCGTGCCATCGAGCTGTTTGAGAGCGAAGTCAAGAATATTGGTATGTGGATGTGGGGTGATGTAAAAGGTTACGTCCTAGAAAAGAAACGCCCGTATACAAAATTGTACGAAGACGGTAAATCTTCTGATTCCTACGAGTGGGAACAGATTGATTCCTGTTGGGGAGAGTACTACGAGGACTCTGACGAGCTGATCAAGGTCGCTCTCGAAGAGAATGGAATCAAACTAAAAGAAACAGCCTAACAAGGGGAGCTTGCATGCTCCTCTTCCATGAACCAAATTACAAAGAATTATGAAATTGAAACTTTATCACGACACAAGAAAGAAGTTCCGTGACTGCGTGGATGCGTGGACAATCTACGTTCCTTATCCGAAGTGGCTTAGAGAAAAGACATTCGGTACAATGGGAACATTCCTCGGATGCACTCCAACGGAGACGGGAATGATACGGTGCATCTGGGAGCACGACGAAAGAAGATGTGGACGCCCGTATTTCGGCAAGAAGATTGATCCGAAGGATACCCCTAAAGCATTTCAGGAAATTTTCTACAACATGGAGAAGCTTTGGAACGAGGCAATCACCAAGAACACGAATGAAGCGTGGAAAGCATGGAGCGAAGCCTAAAATTGGTAGCCAGTTGGCTACCTGCCAATAACCAAATACAGAGAATTATGAGTAGAAAAGTAAACGAGAAATGCAGATTCTATTTTCTAGGACATTGCCATGCGTTCCTTGGTGGAATGTGTAGCGGCATCAAGTGTGGATTCAAGAAAGAAAAGGAGGCTACACTATGAATCAGAAGATTACAATTTCACAGAAAGGCAGTAGAACAATCTACAGACTTGGCAGACGTATAGTATGCTACAGAGATGGTTACAGAGTTTATTTCGGTAAGCCATCAGATGTTACACACAACACGTTCGATGCACTATCAGAGAATATAGCACATGAGTATTGCCTGAAAGTTTGTGAGCGTAAAAAGTGGGAGAGGGTAAAGTACAACAATCCTGTCGCATACAACGCCCACAGAGTATTGAACGCATTAGCCTAAAAACGGAGGGAGCAATCCCTCTGACATTATCAACCAACAAATTATGAGATTATGAATATAGCGATTTTGGATTATTCGGCATCAGAAGTAAGACTGATTAAGAACTGCCCGGATTCATGGGAAGAAGAGCAGATTGAGGAGTATATCTATGGAGAAGACGGACTCGACCTCAGTGAAAGCAGTACATACTACATGTGCGGTGATGCGGTCAGTATCAAGCAGGAAGAATACAAGCCATAAAAGCGGAGCGTCATGGCTCCGTACTATCAACCAAATTATCAAGAATTATGAAGAGATATTACGTATCAGTCACAGAGACCTTAAACAAGGTAGTCAGCGTTGATGCCGAGAGTGAGGCTGACGCACTGAAACAAGTGGAAACAGCCTACGATGATTCCGTCATCGTTCTCGATTCAGACAATTACTGCGGCAAAACAGTAGAGGTTGAAGATGATCAGCAGTTCTACGCAGATTACGAGAAAGACTACGGAGAGACTTATCAGCACATCGACTAAGCTAAAAAAGGAGCGAATTGCCGCTCCTTACTATTAACCAAAATATAGAAATTATGAAGTATTATGTATCAGTAACTGAAATGCTCAATACCGTAGTGCGTGTCGAAGCTGAGAGTGAGAAAGAAGCTATAGACAAAGCTAAGTACGAGTATAGCGACGGAGTAATTGAACTCACTCGCGAAGATAACTACAGCGGTGAGCAATTTGAGATTGATGACGATCAGGAGTACTGGAGAGAAGCAGAAGAAAACGGCAACACAGTACTCCAGCACATCGACTAGCCAAACGGGGAGAGTAATCTCCCTACCAATAACCAAAACATCATAGATATGAAGAAAATCGAGGTAGGAATGAGAGTGTACTGCGATATACATTCTCAGTCAAAGGAGCACATCGTGACTCACGTTTCAGAGAAAAGAGGATTCGCGGGAATTGATAACGAGTTCTGGTGGCCTATATACCAGTGTTTCCCCTGCGATGAAACAACATTGCCTAAAAAGCGCAGCTAAGGACTGCGCGCAATAACCAAAACATAAGAATTATGAATGAAGACAGAATCCTAAGTATGTTCTTTGAGAAAGCCAGATGGCAGTATGCCATTGAAAAAGGCTTATTCAAGGACATGAACAAAGCAGTAATGTATCAGCTTACAACGCCGGAGGCTCGTCTGGCTATGTATCAGAGGATCAAGAGCGGTAATTACAAGATAATGCCGCCACACACAGCAAAGATTCCGAAAGACAACGGAGATTTCCGTACTGTCTATGTGAATGAGCTTGTAGATAGAATCCTTTTGAGTATAGCAAACGACCTCTTGTTCGAGCTGATGCCAGAGATGGTGCATCCACGCTGCACGTCGTACCAGAAAGGTATCGGCTGCGGTCGTGTGGTGCAAGAAGTGTCTCGGATAATATACTCAGCAGAGGGTAAAATCATCGGTTTCAAGTCAGACTTATCCAAATACTTTGACAATGTGCCTATACGATTCATCGACTGGGTATTTGACAAGGTAGAGGAAAAGTACGGAAAATCTGCATTGATAGATGTCATTCGTGACTATTATCACACAGACCTGTATTTCGATGAGAAAAACAACCTCTGCGAGAAGTATCAGTCCCTCAAGCAGGGATGCTCTGTTGCTGCGTGGCTGGCTGACGTGGTTCTATACCATATCGATGAGAAGTTGTCAAAGCTGGACGGATATTACGTCCGCTATTCTGACGATACGCTGTTTGTCGGTGAAGACTATGAGAAAGCCATGGATATCATGAAGAGCGAGCTGGAGATGATGCAGATGAAGCTCAACCCGAAGAAAGTTGAGTATTTAGATGCAAATCACTGGTTCAAGTTCCTCGGATATTCCATCAAGGGTCACAATATCTCTCTGTCGTCCACACGTATCAAGACCTTCCAGAAGGAGATTGAGAAAAGGACGATAAAGAAGCGTGACACTACGATGACGAAAGCCATCAATGCAGTAAACAGATATCTCTACAAGGGGTACTGCGATTATTCCTGGTCTACTCAGGTTCTTCCGGTCATAAACGTGAAAGAGGACATCGACAAGCTCAACACCTTCGTCATGGACTGCATCCGTGCGGTCAAGACAGGCAAGAGAAAGGTCGGTGGTCTCGGATACGTGAAGACTCAGGCTGTAGGTTGCATAGACCGAGGTCGTGGCAGGAACGTGAAAGCCAACAGGAGTAAGACAGAGAGCGAAATCAAGGGGTATCTATCGATAGGTTGTGCTCAGAATGCCTTGCGAACGAGCAGGGCAGCGTACAACACATTGGTGAATACTCTGTAGATGAGCATCCTAGCGCAAGGATTTTGCCGGAATGAAGACGCAAGGTTTTAAACATCCGGTCTCGAAGATCGCGGACAGCATCTCATAATCTGAGATGGTCCAGCGATCCTCTCCACCAGGATATTATCAATCTGATATAGCTATGCGCAGTATCTTCTGACCGGCAGACTCTGTAACCGAGCACACGGACGTGGGAGAAGGACGGATAGATTCAGGCGACGCCTCGAAGACCTCAAACTGAAGGGCCTCGAGTTACCCAAGTCTACGACTTGAGATAACTCGGGACCTTCGTATGACGCACAAGGCGTAGCTCATCAACGAAGTACAGAAATGTGCCAGTCCGTATGACTTCCACCGGTGGCGCACACCACCACTCCCTGATGGATGGCAGAAGTTTATGCAACAGGTTCTCTAACCAGAGTAGTTGATCCTGGACGTCGTCGTATACTACTTGCGACGTCCTGGATCATCTATTCTGGCGAATCCTGTGTCAAATCAGAATCATAAAGTATTGTGCCGAGCCATCGGTCATGGAACCACCCGAGCACGAGGGTAGTCTTTAGAGGAGAGTGAATTTATGAGTGCCTGTTGTGCTCGCCGGCTAATGCTGGGAATCCCCAGCTTCATCCGGCGATTATAACAGCCCTCAAATCAAGCTGCTATAGCTACGTGCCACGCTCTCAGATAAAGACAACGTTATTGCCAAACGAGGTACACGAGGAGGTATCGGTTTATTCAACCCGCCTTGTATCAACGCGATATGTCTGGTAATACCAGAAATCTCGCGTATCGGCAAGCGGGTTAAATCATCAGCCTATAGTAAGGCAACAAGCCTATGAGTGTACCTACAAACAACCATGTGAATTGCATCACGACTTATCAATAGTATGAGGTTTAATGAGGGTGTGTCATAAGTCTATGGCGCACCCTTTTCGTTTTTCTTCTTTTTCCAGATACAGAACTGAAAAAATTGTTTTTATTTACAACAAAGCCCAAACTTTCACAAGCTCGGGCTTTGCCTTTCCGCAAAAGATTTGTATCTTTGC